CGGCCTAGTGGCAGAGGAAAATCGCGGGTGAGTCCGAAGTAGGTAGATCTGAAACATTTGTTTCTTGGGTACTGAAAAGGTGCGGGTACACAAATACTCCCGCCACCATTTTATTTTAAAAAAGTGAAGACTAAACATTTGAAACAGAAGGCTGATAAGAAGAAGGCAGTAAAGAAGACTCGCGCAGTTAAGCGAGCAGATGCAAACAAATTGGATGCATTGCGTCAAGACCTGACGCGCAAGATAGAATATAGTCTGTCTCACATCATTCAAACGAATGCCAAAAACTGTGAAGCTGTTTCTTTCTTAAAGAGCAAGATGAAGAAGATACGCCAAACAATCTCTGAATAGTTTCCCCTCCCTCCGCATTCTCTCATAACTAACGCGCCCCCTCCCCGCAATGGGGAGGGGGTATCTCTTTGACTACCAACGGTTTACGACCGCGGCCTAGCCCCCCGGGCCTAAACCCTTGATACTCAAGGGTTTACGAAGGCGCACATTAATTGCCCCCCTATTAAGGGCACACCTATTTACCCTCCGAATGTTTTGTCTTGACAAGACTGACACATTCGTGATATACTAAACTCTTTGCGCGAAAGATCATCACGGAAAAAATTAGCATCGCTACCACACACAACGCACAACTGATTGTCCGCAGCCACTTGACGACTACGACCAAACAACACCTGCCCCAGATCCTCAAGGGCCGCTTCCATTTCGGGAGTCTTATTGCTCATAACTTTCTAACTATAGCGCAAAAACGTTGCGAAGTCAAGTTTTTTTTAAAGTTTTTTATTTCTTGACAAATGCTGCTGGTCTGGTATACTCATTCTGTTATGACGAAAAACCTTCTGCGATTCGGATTTGAGAACGCCAAGCTGAAAGGCATTTGGCACTTTTCCTTGCCCTCTGGCTATACTTGTCCCGGTGCGTCTGGTTGCTTGACCTACGCAATAAAAGAGACTGGCAAGATAAAAGACGGCCCAAACCAAAACTATCGTTGCTACGCTGCGATGGACGAGGCGCGTTATCCATCAGTCCGACGACAACGCTGGCACAACTTTGACTTACTAAACGCAACCAAAACAATCAAATCCATGGTTGACCTGATTTGCGAAAGTTTGCCCGAAGCAATCAAAACAGTTGGCGGCATTATGCGTGTCCATATTGGCGGGGATTTCAAGACTCTAAACTATATGAAGGCTTGGCTGTTAGTTGCTAAAAAATATCCGCGCAGTAAGTTCTACGCTTACACGAAGAGCCTGAAATGGTTGAAGATTTGCCAAGACGCGGATTTAATTCCCGACAATTTTTCCTTCACTCAAAGCTGGGACGGCAAACACGACGACATGATTGAAGAGATAGGCGAAAAGTCTGCGCGTGTGTTTTTTGACCCCGACGAATTGAAAGCCTCCGGCTTGGAACATGACCACGACGACAGCCACGCAATCCACAACAAGCGCGGCGAAGATTTTGCGCTCCATGTTCACGGCTCCCAACCAAAGGGAAGCAAAGCATCGGCGGCATTGAAAAAGTTTGACAAAGCAGGAATCAAAGGTTATACTCATAAGTGAGGATGTATCTGATTGCTGTTATACTCGCTGGGGCCATTTGTGTTATGGCCGTTATTCTCAAAAAAGATGCTTGACAAATCCAACAGAAAGGTTATACTATACAAAGCATGAACAAACTGGATAAGTTCCTGACGCAGGTGGGTGGGCGTTTTTCCACCCTGACCCTCAAAGAGGGAAGCACGAACAAGGACTATTGCGCCCAATTCATCGGCGCAAGCCCTCAATATGTGACATTCAACGATGTTTCGACTGGTCTCGACCGTAAGGTGAGCCGCAAGCGCATCGTGTCTGCTCGCGTAGGCAACGCGCGTTATCGCGCACGCTAAACGGACACAGTCCGTCTCTCATAGCAGCCCCTGCAGTTTAGACTTGACTGCAGGGGTTTTTTCGTGTAATAATATACAAGTGACTAGATTGGAAGCATATAAAAAAATCCGAAAGCCTGTGCCGCCGCCATCGCAACCGCACAAGAGCAAGGTTGCGTATTCACGCAAGGCCAAACACAAGAAAGCCCTAAGTCCTTGAGTATCAAGGGGTTAGGGGGCGCGGGCCTCCCCCCGCGCGTAAACCGTTGGTACTCAACGGGTTACGTGTCAAGCCAAAAGTTTTTTTTGCGATACCGTTTTTTTTGCTTGCAATTACTAGCACAGATGGTATACTCTTTACTGTTATGGCAATGACTGGACTAATGTTACATTGCGGTGCTTCACAAGTTCCTTACGGGGAAGTGGAGCAATCTCACACTCCTGACCCCACGGATACATGGACGCCTGTACCGCACAGTCGTTTGGTCACGGAGGTTCGTAGTCACCTTGACCGTGCAAATATCACGGTAAAGGAAGAATCGCACGCGCTAACACATGACGGTGGGCGTTACTTCGGCCTGTTTCGTTTGGGACAGGATGGTGCTAATGAGTATGGCAGCGTCATGGGTGTGCGTAACTCGCACGACAAGCGTTTCCCTGCTTCGTTGGTGTTTGGTGCAAATGTTTTCGTTTGCGACAACCTATCGTTCATGGGGGAAGTTAAACTCTCCCGCAAGCACACGCGCCATATTTTGCGCGACCTTCCCGCAGTTGTTTCCCGCACCTTGGGCAAACTCGCTGACCATTGGAACTTCCAAGAGAAGCGATTCGACGCTTACAAAGAGCGTGAACTGTCCAACATGGAAGCGAATGACCTAATCATTCGCGGGATGTTGTCAGGTGCTTGCACCAAAACTCATGTGATGGACATTGTGCATCAATGGCGCACGCCCAATCACGATGAGTTCAAACCACGCAATGCGTGGTCGATGTTCAACGCCTTTACCGAGGTGTTGAAGGGCAACCTCAACGCGCTGCCCAAGCGCACCGAAGCTCTCCACGGTCTGATGGATGGAGAGTGCGGAATCGCTCCGCAACGAGAATTGTCTCTAGCGTCCTAACGGGACACAAGCTCTGAGACGAACCAACCCTCCCCGCAATGGGGAGGGTTTTTTGCTTGACAAACGTAAGTTGTTGCGCTACAAGGGTTTAGAGGCGCGGGCTACCCCGCCGCCGTAAACCGTTGGTAATCAGTGACTTATGAAACTCTTTTTTCGCCCACCTCTTATTACGCCTTATTTATGCTACAATTATTTACATTTCTATATTTAGCAATTATTTGTTTCACTTATATTACGTATTAAGCTATTTGCAATTCACTTATTAAGTTATTATTTGTTTCAGTTCCAATCGTGTTCTTCATGCACTAATATATTAAGATGATGTTCTTTTGTTTTTTGCAAAGCCAGATTGTGTGAAACTAACTCATATACTCTCGATAACTGTACATCGTCAAGCTCTTTGATCTTATTAAGTACATATCTTCTAACTATTGAGATAGGTACATCCTTGTATATATTACGCTCCTGCATCGTCATTCCACGAATTGTAAAGGTCGTATTCCTTCATGCGTTCCTTGAGTGAAGTAATGTCAAGCTCGGCATCAACTACCTCGCGCAACTGTTTGAAGAACCCGTCTAAAGTTGTGTCGTCTGCGCGATGGTGTCTCGCGTATTCCTTAATGAGATTCTCTATTAGCCAGAAGTATGTCATAACAGGGTTAAGTATAGCAAATGCGCGGCATTTGTCAACTCTTTTGTGCGCGATGATGCGCCTCGACCAGTTTGACTCCATCGTTGGTGATGTTGCGCTTGCCGTCAATTACAATCAGATTCTTACGCATTAAGTATAACTCATGGTCGCGCTGAATTGCACTACGACTCAATCCAGTCTTGGCAGACAACATCTGCAAGGAACATTGACCATCACGACGAAGGATTTTAAGTAGGTGCATTTCTGTCGCACTCAAGCCAAAAGGCAATATGCCCAACTGGTCAAAGAATGGCTCCAAATCTTCTGCTCTAAAGATATTGTCTCCTTTGCGAGCGCAATACAAAGCAACCTCACGACCTCGCATAACGCATGAACGCGCATTTCCGCGACTCGTTTTAGCCAACTCCAACAACGCCTCATCGGAGAAATCAATTTCCTCGCATTGAGCCTTGAATATCTTCCCCAAATCTTCATTGGAATAATCCTCGAAATCAATCGAAGTTAAACGGTCTTTCAATGGAGGGAAAATCTTATCCGATTCGGTCGTAGCAAACATGAAGGTCTGCTTCTTGAAGTCGAATGGATAAACAGCATCACGCCAATGAAGTTCCTTGGTTGTGACCTTCTCTGTATTGAATACAGTCAAAAAAGCGTTCGTTAAATCCTTGGGAAGTTCGTGCGCTTCATCAAACAAGACAGTCAACTCATTGTCCATAATAATGGGAATGAATATCTGCTCAAAGAATTGCTCAACATTCTTGATTGTCGAGCAGTTAAGCTCAAGGAACGGTCGCTTTGAACCGTCAGTATTCTTGAGTTCTTTTGCGAATTGTCGGGCAAACTCTGTCTTACCTAATCCTTTTGCACCAATGAATGCAAGAAACGGACACAAACTGGTTGCTTCAAATGCTTCAAGGTAAAACTTGAGGCGTTTCTTAACATTCTCTTGACCAAACAGATTCTCGAAGGGTTGTTCTTTTTCCATAGTCAATTAGCTTATTGTATATTCGATTTTTTCTTCTACTTTAGCAGCAATAGATTCTACATCATTTGATGCCATATTGTCAACTACATTCTCAAGCCAGAGTCGCTTTACTGGTATTTTGTAATCTTCAGTAATGTATTGTTTCAGTTGTTTTATTGTAATCATCTGATAACAATTCGACCCTTTCTTGCGTCCACTCCCTGTTTTGCGGGGAGTTCCATCTTTGTTCAAGGTCTGCTTTTTCATCTCGTTAAGTATATCAGTTGGGGAAATTTTGTCAAGATTTTAATTATTTTTCTAAAACTTTGCTCCAGTAGCGTGAGTTCTTTCTGTTTTGATTTTTGTCCCAATAAAGGCATCGTGCCATGTATGGTGCAAGTCCTCGCTTATTACTACGGTCAACCCAATCTGCTTCTATTGTATTATAGTGCTTACTATCTTTGGTTTGGTCAAGGCCATAGACTTGAAATAGGTGCGTATCCATACAAGCAACTTGAGCATCTACTGGATACATCATCTCTAATGCAAACGAAACTTTTGCTTTGCCTAAACCTAATATTGATTTGACTAATCTATCACGCCACTCTGTCCAAGACTCCTCATCTTCCTTTACAACAAACTTTGCTTGGTCAGACCAGAAATCTTTAATAAATTTATTTAAATATTTTGTTCTGTTATTTTGCATCCCCACTCTTGACTGCACTAATTTCTTGTGCAATAAGGCTTCATTATCTTTCCACTTATTAAAGTCTTTTAACATATTGTATGCTTTGCAATTATTCTCCCATGTAGTATGAACAGATAAAAAAGCAAACACATATCGCTTAAAAGCCTCATCTATAAAGCGCGGCTGCAACTGCGACCAATAATTATTGTAATTAGATATTTCTTTGTCGCGTATTGAGCTGAAGAATTTGGCAACTTTGTCTGTAAGCATTAGACCAGTATAGCACCGCAAGTTTTAAAAGTCAATAAAAAAAATAAAAAAATCCTCCCATTGCAGGAGGATTTAGTTGTTATGAGTTAAGCGGGCTTATTTAGCTCACTTACGCTTACCTTTTGGCTTCTTCGCGGCGGCCGCTTTCTTCTTTGCGGCTGCTTTGGAAGGGTCACGATGTTTTGGGCCAATCGTAATATTTTTCTCGGGAGTCCCGAGGGTTAAACTTGGCCATCTAACGGAACCTCGCAACCAAGGTAGCGCAGCACTCGCACCTTGCGTGGAGATTTTTGCATCTGCCTCTGTTCCCGCGCGCGGCCCTGCAACTGCAGAGGGGCACGGAACAACTAGCTTCAACAACGGAACCTTGATGAAAGGAACAGGCTTTACACCAGCACCAAACCAACCCGCATTTGCACTTGTTCCGGCAATCGCCAGAACACCGACTATCATCAATAGTTTATTCTTCATTGATTTTATATTTACACTAAATTCGTTCACAATTCAGACTCTAATTCTTTAATATATTTATTTAAATCTTTTATGTCTCTTTTAAGTCTAGCTTTTATTTCATTTAAATGGGTTTCGGCCATTTCTTTATCTTCTTCAGAAGAAATATCACTTTTAAAAATACTAACAAAATGTTTAATTTGGGCGTCCCAAAACTCAAAATCTATGTCGGTATCCATATTTACCATTATATCATTCACATTTGAGAAGTCAAGATATTTAGCTAAAAATCATTCATAATTCCCTTAAAACATAAAAAAACATAAAAAAAATGCAAAAAGCCGCCGCGCTTATTTCAGTAAATTTCGTTCGTAATTAGGCGAGTCCCACTTCTTCGGGCGACAGGTATTGGCCCTCTCGGTTCACTACTTGTTTGCCATCTGCTCCAAGGTTCTTACTAAAGCGAGTTTTCGCTTTTTCGTATTCGGCGGCCTCATCATCACCTAAATCTACCTTGGGATTATCCTTGATTTGACGCATAAGCTCAATCATAAGCTCATCGCGAGGGTCTTGCGGTGAAAATGCGCTTTCTTTCTCAAAAATTTGTTCAATTATCTCTAAATCGTAATCTCCTATTGTAATAGTAACTGATTTCATTTAATTATTTCTAAATTGATTATATTCTTTTTGTTGTTGTTCTTCAAGTGATTTTTTTACTGTTTCATTAAAGTCTTTTATGAATTGCCTTTCAAGTTGCGCCTTCATCCCGTTCGCATACGCAAAGAACTGTATAAGTGACAAAAATAGCATAGTAATCCAAAACAATGAATGAGTAAATGTTATATCATACAAGCATAATATAATAGCAAATACTCCATATAAAAAAGTAACCATATATCTATAAAAATTATACAGTAATAATACAAAATGTTTCATATTTTTTTAGTGAGGGGGATACTGAACTGGTTTGAACTGGTTTGAACTTAAACTGGTTTTAGTTTGGTATATTTAATATAATTTATTTAAATTTGGGGATTCTTATTTTGAGAGAGAAAAGAAGAAGTATATTTATTTATCTTTTTTCCCTTTATTTACTACTTTTTCATTCACAATTCTATTTGTTCCCTCTTTACTTAATCTATCCTCTTGTTTAGCTCTTATATTACGAAGCATAGGTGAATCACTATTCTTTATATCTTCTTCATCTATTATCATTGAAGTTGTTTCTCCTTTACATTTACTACAAGTAAATCTTACAAGTTTGCCTTTTTGGGTAGGCAAAGGGATGGTTTCATGCACGGTAATGTTCTTTGCATTTAAAGGATATGCAGCATCGCAACTAATACATAAAACATTAGGTTTCTTCTTAATGGGTTTAGGCGTAGTCATCTATGTTAATAACAGTTGGTTCACTTTTTAATTCGGTTGGGGGTTGATAGTAAGTATGGCTACAACCAGATGTAAATAATAAAAAAATTAAAAAAATTTTCGACATGATATGTTTTCTAATCTCTTTCGACACTAACAATATGATATGGTGAAGGGTTGCCCATTCTTGCCACTCTTTCTATCTCATCCAAATGCGACATAAGTTGCCCCAATGTAACAAATGTATAATATGAACACCCTAACAAAACTGCCAAGGATATTGCGGTTAATAATCTTATCATGCCTCTTTTATGTTCTCTATTTGTGTGACTGCCCATGCGAATCTCGACTTCTTTATGGATGCGTCTTTGCTATATGCTTTGCCTCTGTCGTGATAGCCGTTCCCGCATTGTAATTTGACATTATTGTCTTTCTCTAATTGTTTCTTGGCCGCTTCTTCTGCGTTCAAAACATTTTGTGCTTTAACTGTATAGGTAACAGAATCTCCATCTACTTCAAATTCTACTTTGTAAGTCATGTTACTTCGTTAAAGCTATGCCTTAAATTGACTTGTAGCCACTTCTCTGCTTCGGCACTCTGCCAATTCAAATTGACAATATGTTTGTTCTGTCTGTCAACGCTTCGATACATTGCCATAAGTATATCGTCCTTTACCTTGTCTCGTCCAGTTCTAGTTGTCATTTTAATTTCTTAATTCCAATCTACTTCTAAAATAAAAACCCGATTGTTTTTTGCCAACTTTTTATATTTGGCTTTAATTTCACCAGTTTTCTTTAGCTTGTCGTCATTAAACCAATCTTCTTCAAATCCCTCTGAAGTAACGATGTGCCAATTATACTCGTCTATGGCATTCTTTCCATCTTCATACTCGACTTCACTAATGTAGTTGTCTACAATTTTGCGACTTATCTTCTTTGCCTCATCTAATTCAAGAAATGTATCTTCATTTCCAATGCGGCTCATGCTGTATTCAATACTAAATCCTCCCATTTTATTTTATGTCGTTAAATTTTGCTGTAATCTCACCTTGTTGGTCTTTCATATTCTTGTCGCAAATAATCTGTTCAACTTGTTCTCCCAAGTTATAGTTATCGCTTTCTCCATAAACATCTTCAAAGCTATCAATCTTTACTCCAGCGTCCGTATGAGTGTTAGATGCGCTCCAATCTGATTTTCCTTCTGGATAATAAATTGGCTCATACAAGGCAATTATATCCGCATCAGACATATTATCCCAACCAACGCAACCTTCACGAAGGATTAGCCTCAAGTCTCTATCTTTTAAGCCTTCCCATTCGCTTTCAGCGAGGTTGTCTCGCATTGCATCTATATCTTCTTTGGTATATTTGTGTTTCTTGCTCATAATTCAAGCGATAAGATGGATAAAAATAGGGGTAAAGTCTCCTACATAAGCTGAAACCACATTAAATTCCATGTATTCATGCGCTTCTGCTCTTGTCATCTTGTCACTTGTCAGGGACGGTTGCATTAAAACCTCCAAACATTTGTTGTAATCATATACCGCACATCCTCCAGAAGCATCAAATCCAATAATCGCATCATCAAAACCATCTGCGAATAATGCGTCAGCATTTGCTTCGGCTACTTCTGCTCGCTTGGGGTGAATTTCTGATTCTTCTTCTTGTGCTTTCACTTTTTTTAATTCGTCTTTGTAGAATTGCTGTGTCCAACCGTCATTGTATGGGCTGTTCGCTTGAATCTCTAGGTTTAATGTATCCATGATTAAAAAGGAACAACTGCTTCTGTTTTAGGGGAAGATTCTGCTTGCAATCTAATGTTGTCCAATGATTCTTTGACATTGGTTCTGCCCCAACGGGTAGTAATGATAGTGTTGCTTCCGCTGGTTCTCTCTATGGATACAACAGTATCCAAGTTAAACAGCATCTTCTCTAGGGTGTTTGAATCGGTTAATTCAATTAAGTGTGCCATACAAGAACATTATATCATACCTTTTTTCGTTTTGCAAGTGTTTTTTTTGCCCCAATCAATTTTTTCATAATTTTTTTTAAAATCTTTTGAGGCGCAGTTTCTAGGGGAATCACCCTTCCCCGCGCTGTTTTTCTTGTTTTTCAATTTTTCTGGCTATTCTTAAAAGTAATCGTTCTTCTCTTAATGTCATTGCGCTATCTCGTCCACGAAGGGATGATGAAGCTCGGATTAGTGAGTATTTAATCCAACCAATTTCTTCGGATGTAAGCTCTAGTGTCATTGTAGTATGCGGTTGACCCATTCGTGGTCGGCTTTAGTCTTTTGTTTGCGTCGATGCCAAGCGATAATACCAATGGTAATCATACAAATAATTGTTGGCAATAAAAAAATCAGTTCTACCATGTTCCCGCCCATATCAAACCGACAGTCAGTAATACAATCACGCCACAAAAGCCCAAAAGCACCAACAAATCTTTCCAGTTGGCATCATCGCCTTTAATACCGTATTTGTGCAACCTTTCAATCATTTCTTGAGTGGTCATTAAGTCGTTTTTTTTCTTTTTCATCTTGCTCTTGGGGGAGTGGCGGCGGCTATTACAATGTTTTTGTGTTCGTTTTCACATTTATCACATATAAAAGTCATCACATCTTTGCCTCCGACACCTTCTTCGATATTTACGAAGGAAACTTCCTCTCCAGCGTCCTTAAATTCCAAACAATCTTCGCACCAAACCCAATTTTTTAATAGCCGATAGGTCATAAGTAAGGATGTGTAGTTCCACTATCATCATAGGGTTGATTGGTTGTAATATCCACTAAAGATTTTATTTTTATGTTCTTCACACTAGCCATTCTGGATGCTGTATAGGTGGAACTTCTAGTTTCAGTTTGTTGTTGTGGTCATAGAGTTTGTTTCGCTCCGAATTATTTTCGCATTTTTTTAAAATTTCTTCTTTGGATAATTCAGAATATGCCTCTGGGTCATGCTCTCTCAAGGCATCACAAATAATCTTGGCAAGTGTGCGGTTGCGCTTCTTTTGTTTTGCGGTAATGCCATAGTCACATTCGCCAATGAAGATTGCTTCTTCTTGATTAGATACCCAAAGTTCGGTGCGTTGTTTGCGCCACTCAATTATCCACTTCTTCATAGCAATCAAATATCTGGTTAACAATTCCCGCTAATACTGATTTTGCGAAAGTGGAACAATTTATCTTAACATCTCCCAACGCTTCTTTTTCTTCGTCAGTCAAGTAGATTTTGTATTCTTTGAGTTTGTCTAGCTTCATGTCTATTTGAGTTCATTTTTTTTAATTATTGTCTTTAACAAATTTCGCTATATCTAGTTGCTCTTGAAAATTTTCGTAAAGAAATTCGTCTGACAAATCGCTATCGAAGGGGTCGTAGTCGGGGTCTAAAAACGGATGAGCTTGGAATTGATTCGCTGTAATCTCTACGCGAGATTCTTTGTTCTTCCAAGAACGCTTCGCACCTTTACATCTCTGGCAATTAAATTTAATAATCGAGCCATCAAAATCAGAATCTACTTTTACTATATCAACTTCTTCTGTCATATAGTTTGGTATTTCTCGCTTCGCTTCATCTTGTATGTAGCATTCTTCACAAAATACCCAAGTAATTATATCACGCGAGTTACCATTCTGAAATTTTAAATAATTTTCAATCATGGGGTTTTTATTTATCTCGCTTGTTTAAAGCAATTTTGTTTCGCAAATTTAAAATAAAAAATAAAAAGATAAATATGAGTAGAGTTTGGAGCGCAGTTTCGGGAGTGGGTTCAATCATTCTCTCTTAAAGGCCAAGTTCCGTCAAAATCGAAAGCACCAAGCTCGACATATTTATCGCGCAGTTTTTTAAGGTAAGTAACTTTACCTGCAACCCCTTTGAAGCAGTCCATGTGCTTAATGTCCACAAGCGACTTTTTACGGTCAGGAGTAAGTATCTTTGCGTGGGTTGTTCCTCTAGGCGTTTTCAATGTAGTGAGCATTATTCTCCATATAGGTGATTGAATGTTGTAGATTTCGGCACAGTTTTTTCTATTTTTTTAAGAATTTTTTTAACACTTGGTTTGGCTTGAGGTTTCTTTTTGGTTGCCTTCTTCTTGCTGGTAACTACTTTACTTGATTGAGATGCGATTGTAAAGCCTTTTCTCTCCGACTCCCAAACAATGTCTCTTTCATAGTCGGGAGCATCATCGGTATCGTGACTCCACCGAAAAACAGGGGTAATATCATCGGGCCAAGTCTTTGCGAAAGCATCTATATTTTGAGCAACAGTTACCGTATTGCCTTGTAGGGCAGAGCCATTTTTTTCGTCATGCAAGCTATCATAACTCAATGGCATGATGTGGCGATGTTTATGCCCCATATACTGATGAAAGTAAACAAAGAGGTTCATGCAATTCCAGCAAGAGTTTCGTTCATTCATCACAACCAAACGCTTAATCACGCTATCATTGCATCTGACCATACCGTCATAAAAACGGTCTACAATGCCCTCTAAACGGCTCTGTGAGGCATCTTTAGAAGCCATGTGAGGGTAAACATGGATTGGGTTTGAATAGTCGTCAGGAAACCCCATAAGGTCAAAGAGGTGGGCATAAAAGTCTAACTGCTTCACCGTCTTAACGATGCTATCGCTATTATCACTTGCTAATCCTTCTGATGAGGTAGCAGTAAGAATGGGGGGGCAAGCGGAAAGGCTAATGTTATTCTCTATTGCGGTTGCTCCAATTTTTTTAATAAGACTTAAAATCTGATTTGCCCCTTTAATGGTAGCCAGATTAAGGTCAAGAGAGTTATCGCTCAATAGTGGGAATAAAAGAGGTGACAATCTGTAATGTTGAATGCCTTGTTTAGAACAACCCTCAATAATGGAATGAGTAATGTTTAAGTTGTGGGCAATGCGGTCACAAAGAGTTTCCTCTCCTAATTTGAACTCACGCTTGTTTAAATCTAAAAAACGGGCGCGACTCAAAGTTTTAAAGGAAGCACCTTTGGGGTGTTTGGTTAAGATTAGTCCTGTTATCATGGTGTGTTGTATCGGTTGGGTTTGCTGCCGTCTAACCTCTTAATATAGGTGACTTCGTAGCCAGCATCCTTAACCAGTTGGATAATTTGTTCGTTTTTAAGCCAATAAATTCTTTTGTTTTCGTTTTCAAAAAAATCTACCAATGCTACTTGTTTGCGAGTATCGAATTTAACCGCATTAACTTGAGGTTTGTGCTTGAGGAAATTTTTTTTAATTCCAATCGCACAAGACGGGCAAACCAATCCCTTGATTTTTACCTCCATATCTGGCTCAAAGGTAACACCAGATACCGCAAGCACACTCAAAAAAAATGTAATAAGATATTTCATCAAAAAGATACTTTCAGCACATCAATCGTTTCAGAGGGTTCTTCATCCCCTTTAGGAAACGAAGGTATAGCGGTCGTTCTATCTTTCGGAGGCAACCACTCCCATTTGGTTGTGTTGCACCCCGCGAACAGAAATAAGGATAAGAATAAAAAAATCTTTTTAAAGTTCTTCATACTGGAACATTTAAATTGATTTCTGGCACATTGGTTTTGAGCCATTCTCTGCGAAGATGATAGTCTTTGTTCATTAAAAAGTTACGCACTATCTCTTTGCATTTAGATTCGGGAATATCCACAATAACCTCTCCTTCTTCTTGCTTGTTCCAGTCCCAGCTAATTGGTATGTCAATTTTCATTGATTTCAATACTTTTTTTAGAGGTGCGATTGGTGAGGCGAGTATCCTTGGTCATGGTAAATTTATGGTGCTTAACAAACTGAATTGCTTCTGCATCATTGTTTGCCCAAAAATACATGGAGGTCTTGCTGTCTCCTATGGAATACTTTTGTCCTAATGCCATGATAAATTATACACTTAAAGGTTTAGAAAATCTGACAAAACATCTTCAATGTAATCCAAGGTAATATCCACTTCTTGCCGACTCATGCTGTTATGCAAGTCTCCTTGATATGCGTAGCCCCATGCTCTACGCCCATTAGAGGGATTCGTATTAGGGAAAGTTACCGTTAATTTGCTTGCAGGATAAGTCCATGTGTGATTGTTACCGAACTTGCGAGTCTCCGATTTACCATAAAAATAAGCAGTAGCCACCTTGTGTTTCAAAGAATGGAAGCGAACCGTAATAGCATCGCACGGGAACTTGTCAGTAGAAGTTTTGGCAATGATTTGCTCTGGAGTAATTTTAGGGTTGTGACCAATATACTGGTTTTTTTCCCAAAACACTTGCTTGGAGATTTTTGCTGCTCTAACAGAGGCAAGATGCTGCTTTATCTGCTTTTCGTTTTGCTCGATGTGTCTAGTTTTTAGTCCCATTGTTCGTTGTTGTTCAAAGTATTCTTTTAATTCAATATGTGTCATTTAAATTGGTTCTCCTTCTTCTACTTTATTCCATTCTTGTTCCAGTTTTTTCATGTCGAATAGTTTAAACTGGTCTTTGTCATCGTCAGGCGAACGAAGTTTGTCCACCTCTATCTTATAGCCCTCGGTCTTAAAAAAGGACTCTTGTGCTTCTTGGAGATTGTGCGCGGCAATAGGGACACACAACTCGTCTTTAATAAAGTTAAAAATTTTCATTCTTTTTTATCCGCACAGCAAAATGATTCAACCGTTCTTTCGTTTGCCCAGTTCTCGCAGTCTTGAAATAATTCTTGAACATTGTCTGGATGGTAGCCCCATGCTAGACACATTCTCTTTAACGCTTGAAACAAGTCTCCGATTTGAACAAAGTCTCCTTCAAGGGTGACTTTTTCACCGCCATCATCTTCAAATATAATTTTAGTCATGCTAGGTTGTAATTGCAAACTCCTTCTAAAACAATATCCAATAACTCATGCAAGGTATCAAACTGTTCATTTGTTACATATTGCTTGATACTGCCGTTACCATCACTCCCAAACTGCAAGTTGATGCCTTGCGTCTCCTTCAACGCCAGCAGATTTTTTAAATCCTCTCCACTAAATTGGATGTTGATTGTTTTTGAACAGATAAACTGGCTACCAAGGTCAGCGTCAAGTGAAGTGAATGATTCTATGTTCTCCATTTTAAAAAATTTAAATAAATTGTATGACAGTTAGTTTTTGGTAGAAGGGAGGGGGCGCATCGCGCCCCCTCTTGTTATGACTACCGACAACCCTTGTCAGAGATTCGCTTTTACTTTGTCGATTGCGGCTTGGTAGCCAGCATCGTAACCATCGTCATAGGACTCACCAGACTCATTATCATCATAGTCATCCTCGTAATAATCGTCGCAGAAGGTATCTGCCAACTTGGTTTTATAGTGGTCAACCACTTTATATTTTGCGGTGCGTAACTTCTGGCAGTCGCAATCGTGAGGAACGCTCACTACATCCTTGGGGTTGATTTCTACAACCATTAAATGACCTCCGTTACCATAACCCTCGGCATACTCCAAACTACCCGCATGGAAACCCGAAGAACATCCGTGGTTGGCATCATCGCACACCCCATTGCGCGGCATCTCCAAGGTTTCACCAACCTTATTGGAGAATTTGCCACTATACCAATCGGTATAATCTTCACGGATTCCCTTGTAGGCAAGAAAATTGCCGTCAGGAGTCAGGGGCATTTGTCGATGCTCTAAAAACCGATACAGTTCTTCAGTTGAGCGGCGTGATGGATTCTCCATCAACTTCTCAAGGAACTTCACCAAAGGCTTGTAAGGTAAACCCTCGCTCATAAAGGACAGGATGCGACCAACCACATGGTTATGAACCTCGCTACCTTTATACTTTACCTCTCCCGCACTTGTCACTTCGATGTTGCCATCAACATACTCGGTAACTGCTTTGGGTGTGTCGAACATTGCTGCCAGTTTCTCGGCATCATCGCTATCAAGTGCTTCAAGAGCATTGCGGAAAGCGGGGTTCGATTTGTTCATGGTGTAGGACTCTCCATTCAACACCACGGTTAGGCTATCGTCTGTTAGGATATACGGTATCATTTTTTGTTCTTTCAATTATTGTTTTTTTGCTTCAATTTTATTTGCTTCTTCAAAAATGTTAGTGCGAACATAAGTAGCATCCACCAGATTCGCATAGTTGGTCAAATCTTTCCAAGATTTTTTGAAATCACGACCTTGGTAGCCCCAACCGCACAAGAAATTGTCCTCGTAATAATGGAGCATCTTGTAGGTTCTAATTACTTTTGCATATAGCTTGTCAAGGTCATGCGAAACAGTAACTTTATCGCCCTTGTGCCAATTTTTGAAGTCTTTTCCCAACTGCTCACGAATGTTTCGCATCTGCTTGTCTTGAGCTTGAGTTGGAACCATAGATTCAACTGCTTTAAGATACTTCTTTAAGGGAGAGTTGTCAAGTGCTATTTTGCTTAATGCTTCTTCCACTAAAGAAGGCTCCGATTTAATGGGATTACGATGGTTTGTCGCATCCTTGCACTTGGCCATCTTACGCAACAGGAAATGAAAGTCACAATGGTCACTATTTCCTAGATGTTTGCTCGCTGCTTCGGAATCAACAAACTCTTGTGTAAGTGAGTTATCTTCAAGATACTTGTTAACTGCGGCTTTATACCAAGAATGTAAGTCTGTCCATCCTTTTTGTTTTTTAGGAACATCCTCTTGTTTCACTTTAAAGGCATACACCGTGGGCAAGTCTTTTCCTGTTAAACCTTTATAGGATGCAGTCATTTCCTTGATTGTGTTCGGATGCTGCTCTGCACCTTCGGGGTTTTTAATATAAAATTTATCTAAAATTACATAGACACCATTTTTTATATTATCCAATTCTACCTCTTGAATTTTAAAGAAATCGCTTTTAGGGTGATGCCAGTTACCTCCGTTGAAATCTGTATCAAAAACAAAAACATTAGAAGTATGCTTGGCCTTGGAAACCCCTCCAGCATTTATGTTACCGTGCTTTACGCTAGTGTCGCGTGGATAAACCACGGTCAACTTAACTGGATGAAGTGACGACAGTTTTTCAGTAGGTGCATCAAACTTATTCTTCTCTAAAACATTGCGCTTGATTGCAGGGGAATCATAATGGATTAGATATATCTTATCGTAGATAGGTTTGTCCTTCATGTCCTCGTCATCTGCACGACCTTCGTAATTTTCCAAAAGGGGAGCAATACGATTCATACGACCGACATGGGTATCTCTATCATCCTCTACAAATAATATCTTCTCACCAGAAGCGTGAACGCGAGAATCTTTATCGCTTTTAACTCGTCGCTTGCCGTGGCGATTTTTCGCATAAACAGAGATTAGGCATCCACTACCCCCCGTAGTGTTTTCGGCAAACTTAAAACTAGCGTCTGTAATTTTGTGGGATTTGCCTTGAGAATCTACCCAAGTGACCCCCTTTTTATCCATAATATCACTTAAATGGTAAGCAAATCCACCATAACCAAAACTCGCTTGATAGAGACATTTTGCTTCCCACATTGATTTACATTCACTAAATCTTTGGCCCAATAAAGTAGGTAAGGCATCCACAATCTCTTGCAACTTTTTGCGTATAGACTCTTTCGTTGCCTTGGTGTATTGAAGTGCTTCACGACTAGCCGCAACCTCCAAATCCCCAATATCGACACGCAAGCGCACCCCCAAATTTACTAAAGTTCGTAGATGCGCTTCCTCTCGGTAATCAAAATCCATCGCATACCCATCAATAGGATAAGGAATGTTACCCATCACGGCAACTGACGATGAATTACGAATCACTTTCCATGAACCGTCATCGCTACCGATAAGAACATCACCATCACTAATGGCATCTTGGATAGATTGCCCCTCTATATCGGGTTTTACCTCAAAATTCTGGAAAAGGTCAATCGCTTTTTCTCTAAATGCGTCAACATCATCTTGATTGACAGGTATCTCAATTTCGATACCGTTCTTTTCCTTGGTCTTTTTGCTATGCAATTTAGATATTCGACCAACTTGAGATGGGTCAATGAAAGCATTGTAAGAAGTAACATTCCCACCTACAAAGGAGTTAATTACAAAATTATCACCATAAGCAAATGCTGACTTGCATCCAAGGCCCAACTGACCAACTTGCTGGTTTGTGCCGCGCTTGGTAGATTCTCCATACATTGCGTAAATCTCACCAATCTGGTTTTCGGTCAACCCTCGACCAAAATCACGAATCTTTAACTTGAGGTTTAGTTTGTTAGGAAGGGTAACTTTGATTGGGGTTGATTGCTTGCCAAGTTCGGCGTGAGCATCAATAGCGTTTGCAGAGTATTCTCTAATGACTGCGAGAATCTTATCAGAGTATAACTGGTTACGCAGAACATTGAAGATATGAGCAAGACCTGTATCCTTAATCCCAAAGGTATAGGATTTGAAATCTTGCGATTGCTTGAGGTTAATATCGGACTGTTTAGTAATCATAACGGAACCAAGTATAGCACCCCTGCAAAATAAGTCAAGCCCAAAACTAAAAAAAGTTTTTAAAAGTTTTGTTTAATTCTTTTTACTACTGTTTTTTATGAGCCAACTGCTACTTTGAACTTTGTCTCCTAATCCATAAATCGGTTCAATGCCCACTTCTTTGCATACATCGTGTTCGGGCGTATTAGAAGGGTTGTCCTTGTCGTAAGTTCTATCCCCTCCTTGGCAAAAATATAACTTGTATTCATTCTCTGCCAATTTTGCAAGCGACTTGAGGGTTTCTCTGACAGTATCATCTTTATCGGTCGGCTTTATTACCAAGTCAACATTTTTTAAATTTTCTAAAATTATTTGACGCTCAAAAAATGGCATAAAGGGCTTCCCTTTTTTGCGTGTTAAAAATTCATCTGTATTAAGAATGACGATTACGCCCCCTCCGTCGTGACTTACGATTGAACTCGCTTGATTGATTAACTCAACATGACCTACATGAACAGGGTCGAACCCTCCACTTACAATAGCAATTTTAGTCATTTGTCTTATTTGGGAACATTTTGCTATAATTGGTTTGATATTGCTCTGTTACAATCCGCAATTTTTGTATGTATTCAGCTATGTCTACCATGTTTTTTGAAAGACCTAAATAATTTTCAGTATCTAGCGCAAACCAAGCGTTTGTGTTGACGCTTAATACTTGCCACTCCACTTCGCGCAAGTCGATTCCGGCTGGCAATGGAGGCTTAACGAAAGGAATAGGTTTGTTTTCAAGGGCAATTCGGGGAGAAGCGCATCCTGTCAAAATAATTAAAAATAATAAAAAAATCTTATTCATTGTATTGTTTTTTTTGCTCAAAGGTCGTAAGAGTCAGCGATTTTGGCTGCAATCATTTGGCGAGCATAAAGACTATCAAAATTTATTTGGCTCCGCTCTTTTTGGATTTTATTTAAAATTTTAAAATAGTGGTCGGCCTCCCGCACGCGCATCTTATTTGGCGATTTTTCGTTCACTTTTGACTCTCGCGCACACATCTTATTTGGCATTTTTTCGTTCATATTTCAAATGTTATATTATATTTTTTATTTGGAAAATTTTCAATCGTAAATGGAACAAATTCACAACTCGTTTTAGGTTTCTCTCGTGCGATAAATTTATTTGGCTTTTTTTTCTTCATAATTACCATTTATGTATTATATTCGCCACGATAAAAAAACAAGTAATTAAGTTCACCAAAATTATAAAAGTTCTTAAAAAAAGACTAACTTGAGCCTGCCGCAAAGAAAGTATAGGAATGTCTGGCTCATCTTCATCTGTTTTGCCTATGCGATGATCGACTGTACGACACCAGATTAACCATAAATTTTTTAATATTTTCAAGTTAAATATTTAGCAGCTAGTACGCAATTTAGAATTATAGCCCCTAAAATAATAAGCCACCATATAATTTTATGTTTATTGGACATTTTCTTATTTATAGTTTACACCGCAGCCCGATGAAGATGTCGTCACTGTTTCTTTCACTGTTAGAGTGACATTTTCGGACAGCTCGTATTTTTTTTCGATCATTTCAACTACTTCTTGTAGAGCTTCGTATTCGTCAGCATCGGAAACTTCTAATTGGCAAACGCAGGTTATATTAGTGTTACAAGGCATTACTTATTCATCTATCTCTCGCCACTTGTCTGAAACATTTCCTCTGAACGCTCTATGTCTTATCTCTCCGCTGGGGGAATCGTTCAGTATCCAAATAGCTTCTCCAGCTTCCAGCACCATTGATTCGTCATCCCAGCCAAAATCGAGGTCATAACTGTTAATAGCAAAACCAGTTTGTCGATTGTATTTGTAGATCGTAAGATGTTTGTTAAAGAACGCTTCTGTTCCAAATATATATTTTACTGTATTATCAACAAATTTAAATGGAATGCTTACCAGAGAAAATCCTACAGGGAAACTTTTTAGCACTTGGTATGTAGTTGGCTTTTCTAAAGTAGTAAAAGCGTTCTCTTTCATTCGGGCTTTACTGTTTTCTCCAGAGGAGTCGTACGCAACTATTCTAATCTCGTATTTCGTTTCGGGCAAAAGACCGCTAACTATTACGCTGTTATCTCTTGACAAACAACAACCTCCATGAAACCCCCACTCGGATGGCTTGTCTCCCTTGCGAATACGCATCTTAACTTCGTATATGACTTTGCCTTCTCCGCTCATAGAGATAGATTCGCGCCAATCTATTTTTACGCTATTATGTGTTACTCCAGAAATTTTTATGCTTCCCGGCATTGTTGGAGCGGCTATTGCTGAGGCGCTAACAATAAGCACGGTCAGTAATAATAGTAGTATTTTTAACTTTTTCATAAATTTTTAATCATAATTATCTAAAACTTCATCGTCTTCTGTAAGTTGGTTAACAACTGATACTAAGATATTAAATTCGTTTGCTACTCCTAAGGTTAGGCCCCCGTAATTTCTACTTTTCAGGCTTTTAAGAGAATCAATTTGCTTGTCACTTAGTCTTATTTGATGCGATCTAACCGGAGTGTTATCGGGAGCGGGATCATGTGAAAATTGGGGTTCGTTTTTGTATGCTGCATACATAATTATTATGTTGATTCTAACTCTTTTTTACACTGGTCGCAAACTAAAATCGTTTTTCTTTTATATTTGACCCATATCAATTCACACTCCAAGTCCTTTTCAAAATTATGAGAAGCTCTAAACTCTCCCCCACATATTTCACATATTCCATGGTCGAGCGACGCCCTCTTGGTGGCCTTTTGTTTGTTTCGCGCATATTTATTATTTGGCCTTTTTTCGTTCACTTTTGTAAGATTCCAAGCTCATCTACCCACGGATGAAGGAAAGATGGCGGCTCTGATATCTTACGCTGAATTTTTTCACCCTCTTTGCGAGCAATTAAATGACAGTGAGCATGGAAAACACTTTGACCAGCCGCCTTCCCGCAATTCCACCCAATATTAAAACCTTCTATGGTTGGATCTTGATCTAAAATACGCTTGCGCTGCGTCATTATTAACTTATGGATACTTTGCAATTCCTCTTCGCTCAAATCAAAATAAGTCAAGACATGGCGACGAGGAATAAAAAGCGTATGAAATTCTACCACTGGCCAAGCATCAAGAAAAGAGGCGGCATACTCGTCGGTATCCATCACCGCATGGAGGCTGAGGTCACAAAAACGACAATCTTTCATTATTTATCTTCGATTGGGATCTCCAACTCGGACAGGGTTTTAGTAAATACTTTTGAAAGCTTCCATTCATCCCATAACATATAATCCGTTTCATTTTATTGCTTTTGTTGCTGGGTAAGATGTAAACTGAAGGGCATAGTTGTAAGAAGACCACCCCACTAAATACATTGAAACTAAGGCAACGGTAGTGAAAAATATCTTAATACTAATTTTCTTCCATGGCGCTACCGCCGAAATCGATTGGTTTGGTGTAAACATATTTAGGGTCGGTTAACGTTTCGAATGTTTTCATCACGTTAGCGCTGGCCCTGTTAACCTTCCTAGTAAGGAGGGAGGCCTTGCGCTCGGCGATCCTGTCAATATTATGCGTTCTGAGAACTTTGTCAAGCTCTTCTTTGCGATCGCCCGCAGCTTTTTCAATAGCGTTATTGCGTTCGTGTAGAGTGTCCATTGTTTTTTGGGCGTCATCAACCGCTTGGGTCAATTGTCCTAGCCTGTTCTCGTAGCTTTCTACTTGAAGGTTGATTGTGGTGAGTTCAGCTTTCAGCTTTTCGTTCTTTTTATAAAAAAAATACCCCACCGCGGATATTAAGAGGGTGACCCCCAACGCTGCACCTAAAATATAGCTATTCATCGTTTAAAAAGTAATGTTTTATTTTGTTAGATTTTTTAAAATTATGATAATACAATTTTTCTTCGTTAGGCCCTATCCCCATGTTAACCAGCGTCAATGCGGGGTTAAGCTTTATAATTTCGTTATGGTATAATTTACACGAAGGGCTTAAGTTTCCCTCTATAGATCGACTAATTTCACTTAAATTATCTCTTGTTATCGTGGGGCACAAGCAATATTTGTGCTCTTTTTCCTCAAAGGACTCTTGTATTTCCACCATCTCCGTCATGAAGGGCAGCTTTAAAAAGCGTAGATTAGGTGTGACGTATTTGTACATTTTTCTGAAAAGGAAATCATCAAAAAATCTATAGCCATAAAAATAAGGACCACTAATAATGCTTGTGGCACGAGCCCCCCATCCACACCCTGTTCTATTAGTATTAAAATCTCTCACAAGGCCAATGGTAAATCCTTTAAAGCCTAATGCGCTCTTCTTAAAAGCAATGTCTTCCGCGTGGCGAAAATCATGAATAGCCATTGCCTTAATGTTTGCATCTGTGAAAATTTCAAAAAACTTTAAAAAAGAATCGTCACGATCAAAAAAACGAATATAAAGTTTGCATTGACGAATTTCATTATGTTTAATATTAAAGCCTAAAGTATAAGAAAAATAAGGGTTTGAGATCGTTTCCTCAATAGGCTTTAAGTCGGAAACAAGTTGTCCTATAAATTGAGAACTATTAGTGAGTATCATAACGATCTGGATAAACCTTGCGGTAAGCTTCTTTAATACAATCTATTCCACTTCCCAATTTAATTTCATCATTAAGAAAACCATAAAGCTTCGTCAGTCCCAAAAATCTCCATACCATAGGAAAAAAATCTACATTATCCTCCGTGAACCCCATGTCCCATAATATCATCCCTAAGCACCCAGCTAAATTAACATATAGCCCTCTCTGAGCCCCAAACTGTTTAAAAGATCCTAACGAAGAAAGGGAAATATTGTGTTTAACGGCTAACCCCTCTATTTCAGCTGTACGAGGGTCGCCCCCTTTAAACTTAGGGTGACCCATCCCCGCTATGAGATCAGGATAATCCCCCGTACGCCATTGACGAACAACATCGGAAAAAACAAAATGGTTAGCGCCCCATAAACCCATACTGTTAGATAGGGTTTGATAAAGGTCTTTGTCACAAGCAACAGAAAGAGCTACCGAGGCAGAGCTAGGAGGTTCAAGCAAATCATATTTAAAATCAGCAACAATAGGGGCTACTTCATCAAGAAACGCCTCTTGAACAGGTAAAATCTCTTTCCCTGTTAACTCCTTAAATATCAAGCTGGTGAGTGACTTGGCCTTCATAGTTAGCACCGGTTTCTACCATATTAATGTTAAGCTCTTTTGCAAGTTTCTCTACTGATAAGTACCCTGCCGCATTGTCTCTTTTAACGCTAAAGCGAAATATGTCGCCTCTCTTAAACCCTCCTGTGTTCAATAAAAATTTACGTAACTTAGTGGATACCCCTTTTCTTCGATACGATTTTGAAACAAAGGTGAGCAAACCATCATAGATATTAGGAGTTTTAAAATAATCACAAAATGGACTACGCAAATAAGCCTCAAACCCCACGGGATTATTCCCATCTAAAGCCAAAGCAAAAGTTTTTTCTCGAACACACGCGGAAAAAAGATAACCAAAGACCAAAGACGCTTTCTCAGTCTGGTTTGGCGCTATATAATAAGGGTAAAGGAACTCACCCTCAGCAATAGCCTCTTGAAGCAATGGCAAAATACAATCATCTACCACCGTTTGATCTGAAATCTGTGGAATAAAAATATTTAAAGATCTTGGATTATTTGGGCCAAATTCACCGTTAATTTCGTTCATAAATTAAATTTTATTAAATTCTTTGCATAGCTTTCTAATGCTGCTATCTTTTAAGCTTGGATGCAACCCTATGTAAAAACAATGGTCATGTAGGAAGGTGCTATACTTAAAGTCTGCCCCATTACCATATTCTTTAAATGCTGTTTGTGTCAGAAGGTTGCCTGAAACGAGGGGGCGCATTTCGATGGAATGGGATTCGCAGTATTGCTTGAAAAGAGGTACCTTATCAAGGTATTCTTTTTTTGGTATTATTGGTAAAGAAAAAGGAACGTGCATCTTAGAAGAGGACTCTTCTGGGAAGTCAAGTATCTTAGCCATACCTTCTTTAAAGAGTTGATATTTATGTACTCGCGCTTTAATGTACTTATCTACTCTCTGAAAATTCAAGTTACAGATCAGCGCATTAACGTTCGAATTTTTAAAGTTGCTTCCTTTGGTGTAAAAATCAAACCGCGGATCAACCAAAGGATTTAAATAGGGCTCAGGGCTCTTCAAGGATCGCGTCATACCGTGGTTGCGTGCCATAACAAAATATTCGTACTCTTTTTTGCTGTTGGTGAAAACAAACCCTCCTTCAATGCTTTGAACCAAATGCCCGAAATATGTACTGGTAGTAGAGGTAAAAAAGGAATTTATGTTTTCGTTTTGAAACCTACCTAAATGGCTTTCACAATTGTCAAGCATCACTTCCACTTTGTACTTTTGGGATATTGCTTTTATTGCATCTATATTTGGGGTAAACCCTAAAAGCGACGTCAAGAAAACACACCTTACCTTTCTTGAGTGTTCTGAGAGATACTGCTCTAGTAGGTGCAAATCAAGAGAGAGGTCATGGGGACACACGTCTATAAATTTAGGAATGAAACCTTCTCTTATAAAAGGGGTGACAGACGTGGCCCACGTAGTAGAAGGAAAAACAATTTCACATTTATCATGAGACCAAAGTTCAGCCTTTTTAAGGTCTTTTAGGCTCATCGCTATTAGGCTATTCGCCGTCGAACCACTAGAAGTAAATACCGCATAGCGAGCCCCAGTGTATTCGGCCATCACTTTTTCCAAAGACTCTACTTCTGCCCCCATCGTCCAAACTTTTTTAGGATTCAAAAAGAACAAACAAATTTTTAATCTATCTAAAAAAGTAAAATGAGAAATATTTAACGGCCACTTCATTATTCAAGCTCTTGTAAGACCTCAAACTCACAATTCATTACCATATTATGGTACCCTAAAGCACGGAACTCTTCACATATAACAGCCGTGTCACAGTCAGGCTTATCTAGCCGTTTATTAAACCCTCCGAAAGCGGCCCCTTGTTTAAAAGGAAGGGACTTGTACATACAAAAACAATTAAACGTTGACCAAACTGGTATCATACCCTCTAAAGATATGGAAAAATCCCAGCTTTCCTCATGTTCGGTTTTTCTGGTAGCCCACCCATCATACAGAGGATGCGACTCATAACGAGTGCTGGTGAAAATGCTTTTAGCTGAAATAATATCGTAGTGTTGCTTGTTGATGACGCTCGGTAGCGATTCTTGTGGGCTGTATTTAATATCAGGTTCTATGCAAAGAACATAGTCGGTGTCTCCCAAAAAACCACACTCAAAAATACTTTTATTTCTCGCTGCTGCTAAATTGTTGACTCTATCAACTTTACTAAAGTGTCCTTGCTCCGTTCCGTAGTCCTCAAAAGGAGGATAGTAATATTTGGTGTTAAGCGTTTCGCTTTTTAGACAGTAATCCTTACAAAAAGAATAATCAAAAGAATTTAACAGCGCGACGCTATTGTCTTCGGAATCATTTTCATAAATACTTAAATAGTATTGATTATGCTCGTCTAAACAAACCAACGATTCAAGTTGATCATGCCACCCACGAAGGGTTTCACCGCGGTTTCTAACGATGGTTGAAATTAAAATATTGCTCATTTAAAATTTTCTGAGTAAACGTTTACTTGATAGGTACCAATTTCAATAATAGCTTCTAGTATCATATAGCGAATCGCCGCATTAATATCTGCGCGAGAAAGATGGTGAACATTATAGACGCTAATGATATTATCGTCAGCGAAGACTCTAAACTTGGTGTCTTTTAAATAAAATTCATTACATTGCTGTTGTGTAATCGGTTCCATAGGCTGCGTTTAATGTTTGAAGGTTGGATTCTGCCGCCTCCATAGATTCCACCAATTTAATCGCCTCAGCGACAATGTCAGGATGCTCTCCAATAGCAGCAGGGTTAGCTAAGTAATTATCTAGGTTAGTTTTAGCATGGTGGTATTGGCTTACGTTATGTACGGCGATAGTGTTAAGTATTTGTTCTTTCATCTTATTTATAAATATAATAGCCTTCTAGCACCACGCTGTCAAGTCCTGTTGAATCTAAGACTTGCATAGCGGTGAGATATCGAGTTAAAATAGCTTTTCCTTTAGTATTAAAAGAAGTGTTAACCAAGACGGGAATACCCGTCAGCTTCTCAAATTCATCTAATATGTCATAGATAAACTGATTTTGCTGTGCAGAAACGGTTTGTAATCGAGAGGATCCGTCCACATGGGTCACTGCGGGCAATACTGTTCGATATTTTTCTCGCACCTGAGGGCTAAAAGACATATACTTGTAGCACGCATTATCAGACGTTTCGAAAAAAATTGATGCCTTATCTTCTTTACATACAGGAGCAAACGGCCGATACCATTCTCTAAATTTAACTTTATCATTGATTATATCTTTAGCTTGGTGACTTCGGGGATCCGCCAATATAGTTCGATTTCCTAATGCACGGGGGCCTATTTCGCTGTCACCTCGACAGATACCAATAATTTTTCCTCTTGTTAATTCCTTTGCTATGAGTTTCGGGGTAGCCTTCTTCCACGCTCGATGATCTAAAATGTATGGCAAAGCCCCTTTGTCTAAAATTTCACAGCCCGTATACATAGATTCGGAAACAAGCGGGTTTTTGAGATAACGGACTATCATGCCAGATGATAAACCGCTATCACCGGGAGAAGGGGAAACAAAAAAATTAACATTTGGATAAGTCTTACTCAGCCTCTCGTTGAGCACAACATTGAGGGCACCCCCTCCCGTTAAGCAAACGTTTTTATGTTTGCTCTTATCAAAAAACTTAACAAAAAGCTCTAAAAAATCAGCTTCAAAAGCACGTTGCATGTTAAAAGCCCAATTATAGGAAGTTGTACCCTGCACTCCATTTTTAAAATGAGTTCCTATCTCTCCCCAAAAATGAGAATCATACGGATTAAGGGAACCTACCTGCAACCACTTTTTGCAGGCATCAAACATAAACTTATCAAAAACACCATACGCCGATAATCCCATAAACTTACCCGAACACCCATGGTCCACTTGATCAAAACGTCGATGAAGATAATCTTGATTTTTTTGCGAACCTCTAATTTCTTCCATAAAAGAAGATAAAGAACAATATTTGGTCGTCAAACATCGCAGTGCAAAGGGGTTAAGTTGAGTAAAATCCGGATCAGGTTTTTTAAGGTCGTAGACACAAATAGTACCGTCAGGTTCCCCCCCTCCATCATAGCTAAAAACCAAAGCTTCATCGAAACCACTGGAATAAAAAGCTCCCGCGGCATGAGCTCTATGATGGAACGTGGCGTCATCTCCTTTTTGATAAACTTTTACAACATTAAAAATCTCACAAAACTTTTGAATCGTTTCTGCTGTACTTTCCCAATCAAACAAACCCACATCAAAAGAAGGTACAAGAAGGCCTTTGTCTTTTAGGATTTGCTTTAAAGAGATTAAAAGGGATTGTTGTTCGGCCTCTGAACATGTTTGAAACGCCAAGTATCGATTGCCGTAAATTCTTTCCAGCTCTATAGTATAGAGCTGATTCTTTACATACACGGATAAATTAGAATCGTGATGCGCGGCCGCAAAACTTAAAACAGACTTAGGCATAAACACTTAGTGTAAAATCTTTCCTACCTACTATCGTATGTTCCCACCAACGATGCCAACCCTTGTCAAGCCAAGGCCACACCTCGGCTATCAGAATATTGTGGTTGACCCCAAAACCAAAAGTAGGAATATAATCAGGAAGCTCTGCTGTTGGTTTTAATGGAAACTCAATGCGGTTCTTAGTATTCTGGGAAATAAAAGGCTCTGCAAATAAATTAAATTTATCATAAAAGAAAACAGGGCGCTCGCCAACCAATACTAATGAAGCAATAAGGAAAGCTTTCTCGTCCCCTTTGAGAAGCTCACAGGGATCACAATCCAAGGGGGGGAATGTGGAGTTAGTTGCTGTGGGAGCCACTGTTCATTAATTCCAAAAATCGATCAGTCAGATCTCTTGCGTACTTGTTTTGATTATTGTATTCGTTACGGCTTTTCAAGAATTCAATCTTCTTTTGTGTTTCGACAAGATTCATTTGGTTGATTTTTTTATCCTTACGAGAGGAGATTTTTTGGCGTCCCGCGCTACTGTGCGAACCGCCTTTTTGCAGATGAGGTCGCCGAGCCGTATGTTTATGTTTGTTTCGTGTCCACATGTTTTAATAAATTATTTATGAAACATTTGAGCTTGAGCTTGGATGTTTCCGGGGTAATGGTTTCTTCCCGTGTGGGTAAGATTGATAGAGGGTATAACGTGGATTTGTCCGCCGACCGAACGCCAGAGCTGGCAAAAGCCGTAGTCCTCGCTTTCATATTTTTTATTTGATTGATTTACACCCACTGTGAAAAAGTCATAAAAGTTGTCTCCGGCACTCATGTAGCCATCAACATCATTAGTATACTTCAGGTCAGGGCGCTTGTCAATAATTTTTTTAAAGACATCAGTTTTAATAAGCATGAAACCTGTGGCTGCATAATCTACCGTGAATATTTCGCCTTGCCGTGCCTTATCTAAAGCCTTGTCGCCGCATTCGCTAGAGAAATCCGTCGCAAGGGCTCTCCATTCATTTTTATCGTTAAAAACATGAGGTGCGTCCTTGGCTAAAAATTCCATTTTGTGGCGATTGTAATATTTTTTAGGGTAAACACCCACCGCCACATCTTTGTCGGCTTCAATTAGTTTGAAGACATCGTTTGCCTCAAAATGAATATCAGAATCAATAAACAATAAATGGGTATAATCTGACGAAAGCGCCCAAGCAGCAGAAGCGTTTCGAGCCCGACTAATCAAACTCTCAAAGACAATGGAAGAAACCACCATATCAATATCAGAACTTTGCTGAATCCGCAAAAGGGTACCCATAGCACCAATAGCGAATTCAGTATTACACATACCTCCGTAGGTAATGAGGGGAAAGAATATCTTCTTTTTCATAAATTTGGATGAAGCAGGGGAAGGGTTTGGTTTGGGAATATTAATGGCCTGAGATTTACAAAAACTGTCTAAATGGTCAAGGGCAATGCGGGCAGTATGTTGCCACGTATACTTTTGACGAAGTTCGGCGGACTCCTTGAGGGCTGTTGTTTTTAAACTTTTATAGTTGTCTATACAATACTGCATCTGGCTTTTCAGGTGCTCGTAATCCGGACTAAAGTAATGGCCGGGAAGGTTCGCAGTAAATCGGCTGACTACTTCCCTTATACCTACTCCAGCTTTCTCCTTTCCTAAGACACGAACCGGAATACCTTTATTTTGGGCAAATTCTAGTTGAGCAGAACAATCACTATAAATAGCAGGAGTCCCGCAAGCCATCGCTTCTAATAAAGGTATATTCCACCCTTCTGCACGTGCACAAGATAAAAATACGTGGCTTTCTTGAATAATTTTGACATATTCTTTACGATTGGGGAAAGACTTAAGAATAATATTATCAACCTCCCCCCACCCCATTTTTGCTTTACGCTCTTCCGTCGAAAGCCCATCAAGGGCAAAAGGATTATCAATAGAAGCTATTAGTTGTACTTTTGGGTTGTTACCAAACAATTCAACAAAACATCGGATAATCTCCGTGGTAGATTTGCGATAATCCCAACGCCCAAACAAACAAAAGGTAAAAACTGAATCATCTAAAGACTCACCATCAGAACTGGGGGTACAATCGGACTCTACAGCAAAAGGCACTACCTTAACGCGACTAGCCGGGTAACCCTGCGCTATGCTATATTCTCTTTGCCATTTAGATGGAACCCATAATTCGTCGTATTCAAGAAGTGTTTTAAAAAAGTGAGCAGCGTATAAATCTGTCTCCCATACGGTGTAGGCAATTTTTGGCTTACTATACTTCTTAAGAAAGTGGTCGTGATCGTACTCATGAAACACGATATCTATGTCGTATTGGAAATCTTCTATTTCTTTCTTCCACTCAGGTGGGTGCTGTTTCTCGATATAATTGTCTTGAGGGTCCTTCAAGGTCACTTCAGAAATAATCTTTTTCTGGTGTTCAGTAAGGTAGTTGTGACGGTCATCGCACCACGTATAGTTGTCAACGCGCAGATCAACAATACTGCTTAATGCTGTGAACGTCCCGCGCGCGGAAGCGCTGAGGCCAGTGTGTCCGAGAAAAGGACAGTGCACTTTAATTTTTGGGACAAAAGAGGGGAACTCCTTTTTTTTATGAAAGGGTACCGGCGAATAATCGGGGGTCTTTTCCCAACAGTGAATAAAAGGGGTGGTATGTCTGCTTGGTTTATATAATTCTACAGTACCATGCTCTATATAGTTGGTAGACATGTCGGGCATAATATACCAGTCTCCGTTAAGCTGTTGGAGTTGAGGGATGATATCCTCTGAGCTGTAGATTTTTAAAGCCTCCTGTTTGCGCTGAAGTTCGTGGGGCCCTAATATTGAGGCAGATTTGCAAAAAATATAAAAATTATCACAATATTTTTTGACCGAATCAAAAACATTTTTATGCTGAATATGACCATACTCTCCGCATGGGTTGTGGGTAACTACTTTTTTCCATTGTTGGCTGTTGATTAAATGTTCTATTTTTTTATCTAATGAGTCAGAAGGAAATGCTTCCATAACCGAAGAGTTAAAACCCCACATCTCGTAGTCTTTAATCCCATAAAATGCCATCGCCTTATGGAAATCATCCTCACGATTATCGCTAGAAACACACACTATTTTCCAATCAGTGTCGCCATCTAACTCAGAGAACCCAAAGATAGTTTCGTCGTCAGGATGAGCGATAATCATTAATTGGGAAGAGAGAGGGGGAAAAGATCTGCCATGCAAAAATAAAAGTTGCTCTGGGGCAATGTCATAAGAACGTCTATCTTGATGAGTGTAAACCACATCAAATCCAGCGTCCGTGTACGTTTTCAGGTCTGGTTGAAGAAAATCATTATCTTCATCCTTAGAAACCCATGAAAGAGGTAAGTGTTGTGTAAAGCCATATTTCCACATCAAAATATTGTGGATTCTTTCTGATTCAAAAGACTTATCATCAATGAGGTCAACAAGCTCTTCCTTCAGACTCCGTAAGGAAAGCTCCAGCAACTCTGAGAAGAATGGCGCTGATTTTTTATCAAAAATAACAACCCCATGACCAATAGTAAAATCAATGGGATGATTGAAGGCAACCCCTCTAGGTTCAACACCAAAAACAGAGGCCGCTTCATCACCGTGCCCTTTTTGGATTGTGGTGCCATCTGGCTCTAGCCTAGAGTGAATAAGATTGTCGTGCTTATAGGTAATGCAAAGGGGGTAATCTTCTAATCTATCGAATTGCTCTCTAAAAAAGGGACGCAGGTCTTTCATTGCAACCATATCGGAATCCACCATAATAAATAAATCATTAGGATCCTGCTCGAGCGCATCTAAACACATAGAAACGCGGCAACTCATGACGCCTAAGTTACGACCGTTTTTTGATAGGGGCCATTTTCGCAACCGCCGAACTTCAGTGTTCGGGGGAATAAATTTTCCTTTAAAATGGGTATCATACCCATATAAAATAACATTATAACCAGAATGTTTTCTAATAGACTCTATACATATATTAGCATATTTTAAATACTCATCATCAGCGTGTACTAATACATTGACCTTTTGGGTTTTTGGGGCAAAGTTTTCTAAGTTCTTCAACGCAATGAGGGCGGCGTTTGCCCAAGTATACTTCGATCTAATCTCTACTGATTCCTTGAGAGCTCTGGTCTTAAGCGTAGCGTAATTGTCTATACAAAACCGCATCTTCTCTTTAAGACGTGTAAAATCCGGGGTAAAATAGTGGCCCGGCATCTCAGTGGTCCATTTGCTAGCAATACCACCATGGCCAATGCGTGCTTTCTCCTTCCCTAAGATAGGAATTGGAATACCCTTCCCAGATGCAAATTCTGTTTGGCCAGAGCAATCGCTATAGATGGATGGTACGCCGCATGCCATGGCTTCGATAAGGGGAATATTCCATCCTTCCGAACGCGCACAGGATAAAAAAACATGACTGCGCCGTAGAATATCGATATACTCGGGGCGAGAGGGAAAAGATTTTAATATAATATTTTTTATATTACCCCACCCCATTTTTTTAAACCTTTCTTCGGTGGATAGGCCATCTTCAGCATAATGGTTATCAATAGAGGCAATAAGCTGCACCTTAGGATTGTTTCCAAAAAGCTCAACAAAACATTCCAAAATTTCAGTAATTGATTTACGGTGGTCCCAGCGCCCTAACACACAAAATGTAAATATTGAATCATCCGGCACAATTGCATTATCGGGAAAACAATCAGGTTCTACCGCCTCAGGCACCACTTTAACACGATCGCACGGATAACCTTGCCCTATAGCGCATTCTTTTTGCCATTCAGATGGAACCCAAAGCTGGTCATATTCTAAAAGACGTTCAAAAAAATCATCATTCATCCGATCTGTCTCCCATACAGTATAGGCAATTTTTGGCTTCGTGTATTCGCGCCAGAAGTGTCGATGACAATGTTCGTGTAGTACAATGTCTACATCATACTTAAAGCTTTCAATTTCTTCTTTCCAGTCGGGAGGATACTGTTGCTCTCCGTCGGGAGCTCTTAAGGTCACCTCGGAAATAATACGTTTTTGATGGTCGGTAAGATAGTTATCAGTATCATCGCACCATGTGTAGTTGTCAACCCGCAAGTCAATTAACTCGCTTAAAGCAGTAAAAAAGCCTCGAGCATGGGCATTATACCCGGTACGACCTAAAAAGGGGCAGTGTGCTTTAATTTTCATTTAATGTTTTGAACTTCATAGGGGAGGGTTGCTAAGCAAGAAACACCTGAAGATACTATGTCGTGCCCGCTATCCCTCAGATAAGTTTGAATCCGTTTTTTTTGTTGTTCATTATACTCCAGTTCTTCCTTGTGGTGAGAAGGGTGATTTTCAAAAATAATAAAAGGCGGGAGCGGTTGCTTGAGAGCTCTTAGCAAATCCGCATCATATCCTTCAACATCTAAATGAAGCCAATCTAGTCGCTCTCCGCTGGATATGTAATTGCCAATTAAATCATTAATTGAACAAGAGGATCTTATAGAGCTTTTGATTTCCTGCGTTTCCCAGTCTCTTATGACTCTTTCTACAACAGAATTAGTGTAACCATTTCCTCCTTCGAAAAATTCTATATCTTGCCCTTCTGTGGTAATCAACTGGTTGACCAATTTAACGTTGGGGTACCTTTGATAATTGCGAACAAGGTTCGCAAATTGAGGTTGCGACGCCTCAACCAAGCAAGCATCAGTTAAATCCTCTTGTACTACAGGGGCCCATTCTCCAAATGCTCCATCATGGGTTCCTATCGCGATACCTTTAGGTTTTTTACCCTCACTGGTGAGACGCATGCAATAAAGATAAAGAGCCTGATAAAAAAAATCTCCATCCTCTAGAGGGTTCCATTTTTTTTGCATTATTATATTCCCGTTACGATCAGTTAAAACGGCGTTGTACATCTCAGTGTCATCGAAGGTCGCCCAAGAGTTGTCGCCAAGCTCGCAGCTCCACACCTTTTCGATACCACGGTACATAGCGAATTCCAAGGGCATAGCGCAATAATGGAACGCGTCGGCAGTGGTTACCTTGATCGCAGGATAGGTTCGCCAATCTTCGCCTTCGGGAAAATAGTGGTTGATTGATATTGGCTTTTTAGTTCCATTCATAGTGTTTAAGCAAATTCATATTTTTATCGTCCAGTTTTCCATGTAGACATTTAATACTGTCGAAATTCGAACGACTTGGGAAGCGGCTAAACTCATCGTAGAAAAACTCATCTTGAGGGGGTTTTCTTATTAAATTAAAAAATTCCGTAAGATCATGTCGCTTGTCTTCAGAAACCGGCAAATCAATATGAACTGCTCCCAAATCTTTATGATACTGGTTCGCCCACAACAAAGCGTTAGCAATGGACTCTTCGTGTGCTGGGGCATACTTCTTATAGTTCTTTGTTATATATTCGTCGTTACACACCTCAACCCATTTTTTTAAAAAAAGTTGGCATTTTTCGTTAAAAAGAAACAGACAGCCTTGGATATACCTCTCGGCCAAGACGCCGTTTCTGAGGCCCGCTTTGTCGTAATTTAAATAAGTAAATAAGTTTTGTTCATGGTCTTCGTCAACGTCCATGTGGTTCCAGAGTAATCCGGGCCAACAATGCTGCGCAAATAGGGGGTAATTTTCCAAAGAATTAAATTTATTAAATATAGAATCTATATTCGGAAGGGGAATAATGTCAGAGTCAAGATAACAAAAATTAGCCCCCTCAAAAAGACTTAAAACAAATTGACAGATAGTGGGTTTCACAAACATAAAAGGTAAGTTCCTCCCGTATTCTATAGTACTGTCTACGCTCACGTTTGTATTATAAGTAACAGGGATCACGTTAGCAAAGGGAGATTTATAATAAAAATCTAACGTAACGTATATAACCTGATGACAAGAGTGTTTTTCTAAAAAATAAAATAACTTTTCAGCGTTTTTAGCATATTTCTTATCCGAATGAACAACAAAATAATTCATATCTTATTTAAATTTAAAATTAGATCAATTTTTTCGATCACCATCTCGGGCGTTATTTGTCTGCTACATTCGAAATCTTTCTTTTCAGGGCACCAATACCAATCGTTCGCTACCATCTCATGTTTGTCCCAACACGCATGGCAGACGTTTTTGTTTTGTACTAGGTAAGGGTTTTCAAAATGATATCTTTCACTAATTGGTCCCACCACCATTACCACAGGCTTATTGAGCGCCCACGCAAGCCACGAAAGACCTCCGCTCAACCCCATAAAAAATAACGATTTATTGATATAGTTCGCTACTGCGCGAAGAGAAAGACCAGTTTTATTTTTTGATGCTGATGGAATAGGGGTATAAGCAGGAATGTCTCCTCGAGGTACACCACCTCCAAATTGTATATCTTGGTCTAGACTAACAACATCAATTCTCCGCTGCTTTAAATAAGAGATAACCCTGTTCCATCCCCCCTTGAGAGTCCAAAATCGTTGCTGCATTGTGGATAGAGAGGCCATCGAAACCGTGGGGCGTCTGAGTTTTATACTTTTAGGTTTAAACTTAAGGATAGGTTTTATTTCCTCTACTTCCTCGAATCCCAAAATTTCAGAAGCCATTTGAATCAGCCCTCCTTCTTTAATGTCTTTCACTTCATTCGTAAGATGAGGGGGCCTATCCCAACCGTGATAGTCTATCACAAAAGAGTAATCATAAGTGTCTTGGATTAGTGGGCTATTCTTTGGATATATGTTAATGTTCTCTCCCCCAAAAATATCATTAAATCTACAAAAAACATCAACTTGATTCCCTGTAGCTTTTTTGTACCTCTCCACTTGCCCCATCCATCCAATGGTGTCGCCAAGGCCATTTGCTTTAAAAAAAATTTTAGTCTTCATAGTGTTTTTCCTCTACAAGCATCGAACCTGTGAGCACATTGATTTCTTTTTTGATGCGGGCTCTTTTGTCATTGGTTTTGTAAACAGAGCGAGCTAATTGGATAAAACCTTTATCAAACTCATCGTTAAATTCTTTTGATCTAATTTTATGTTCAATAGACCATAATTTCAAGTTAATATGACGTAACTCGTTATACAAACCCTCAGGAAAGGTTTTGTTGTTGGTCAAAAGGATTTTTGTGCTTACTGTTTTTAAGAGATCGTATTCTTTTTGGACATTAGCTTTTTGCGATTCATCTTCCATAAAATGAAGCTTCAGCTCAAGGATAGATAGTTTATCTAAAATTTCTCCGTTTGATACTTCTATTTTCATAGTAAACGATCTATTTGTTTTTTAACCATTTCAAAGGTTATTTCTTTGCTGCATTCAAAATGACGAGAAGTATCTTTGTGGCGAGGGCACCACATCCAGTCACCTTTATCAAAAGGGTGATCAGGGTCACCCCAGCAAGAATTGCAAACATTTTGATTAATAACTCGGTAAGGGGTATAAAATTCAGCAGATGGTGGCGAAAAGCCAGAAATTAATACTACCGGCTTTTCAAGGGCCCACGCAAGCCACGAAAGGCCTGATCCTAGTCCAATAAAAAAATCACAAAAATATAAGTCATTGATACGATCAGTCAAAGGAATCTCAGGATCATTATTCTCTTTAAAATTGTTTTTTCTTATGGCGTTATCTGGAGTATGGTTCCACTGGCCTTTCACACCAAAACAAGCGTCTCGGTCTATACATACTACCTCGTAGCCTAAGACTTTGAGGTAATCAACCGTTTGCTTCCACCCACTAGGGTTATTCCAGTATTTGCATTGGGCCGTAGATTGGGTTGCAATACAAACATACTTTTTATTAAAATTATTTTTTAAGTTAGTGGGTAGCGTTATTTTAGGTTTAATTTCTCTATAAGGAAGCCCGAGTTGATCGGTGGCTATCTGAATAACAGGTTTCGTGGTGTCATTTGGCGTGTGGCACCCTATAGAAATGCCTTTTATTCCGTCAGGAACTTCAGAAGCAAAATTCAATAAAGGGTAGGCCCCATCAAAAAGACAACGTAAACGTGGAGAGACGTGAACATCCACATCGCATTGGTGAAGGCGCCTAAATTCCTCTACTTGAGGTGTCCACGCCAAATTATCCCCAAGCGAATTAGACGCAAGATGAATAAAAACCCGTTTAATGTTTACCCTTTATTTTTGAGGGCCACTAAATAATTTTCGAGCTCTTCCTCTGGCTCGCCTTCTCCTTTGCGAAAATAGAGCACCCCTTTCGAGCGCTGTGCACAATGGCGAGCCCAAGCACGGGCCTTGGTTTTTCCTAGTTGCTGGCTATAGCCACTCATATAGGTGCCACGCTTATCTCTTACAATATAAGAGCCACTTTCCGAAGACATGTCGTCGTTCATTTGTTTTTTAAGAGACTTGGATTAAAATATCGTGAATCATATGACGTGTCTTATAGTCTAAAACACGCCCTTCGTCATCTTTAGGCAAATCATCTACCACTTGAGTGAATTCAAGACCTAACACATGAGTCATACATTTAATTTTTCTAAAAATACCAATCTCTTTATACTTTAAAATACTCCATAAAGTATCAAGCTGTTCAGAGTTGGCTGATTCAATAGCGCTAACCAGCGTAGCTGGAGCTTCCGTTACGGTTTCTAGTATAGTACTCATTCGTATATATAAAAATTTTAATTCAAAAAAAGAAAAAGTCAACCTCTTATTCTGATATAACTAAAAAAAGGTGGGTGTTTGTTTGAACGTGTCTCATTTTGGAAGTCAGGTCGTCTAACAAATGTGATTTTTTTGAAAATAAATATTTAGGGTTTATTGGGGTTTGGTGAATATGGTGGTCAATAATGCTAGACATAAAATCATCTAAAGCGATGATACAGTCATCGGAAGATACCTCCTTGTCAAGCTGGAGAATAAAATGATGCACATTTATTCATAAATCCCTTCAGTGTACTTGCATAAACTCACGCCAAACTCTTTCGCTAACTCAAAAGCAAACTCGTCTTTGTCATACTCTTCATCATAGCACACAATCTTAATACCGTAAGATGCGATAGCTTGTACGCAATACCTACACGGAGACAAACAACAGGCTAATATGTAGCCCTCTTGTGGTTTGATGTAGCGCAACGCATTAATTTCCGCATGAATAACTCTCTTGCGACGCTCATCTCGGTCGCCCCAGTTAATTTTTACGCCAGAGGGGACTCCATTGTAGCCCAAGGATGCGATAGAGTGATCTTTTCGAAGGATCGTTGCCCCGACCTTGACAAAGGGATCTTCGCTACGAGTAGCGGCCACCTTAGCAAGGTCAAGGGCATATCGAACCCAATCTATTCTCTTACTCGCCACTTTTGAAAAGCTTAAAAAGATTATTTAAATCCTCTACTACCATTGTAGAGGTTCTTTGAATAGCACAATCAATATCATCCATTGGGGGATTTACTTCGCCGAGTTTGCTATATTTTTGTATAAGTTCTTTAAAGAGCTTATACGTCTCTGTTGGTTTGGTTCTTTCGAACTCGCTGACAGAATTAGACATTGTTATGTAGTTGCTAACTGTTCTTGTATTTTTTCTAAGTCGAGAATAGCCTCGTTTACCGCATAAATGTATTCCTCTTTATCTTCATCGCTCTCAAAACTGGGAGCGTAGGAAACTAGAGTGTCAGATATCTCTGCTATCTTTTCTGATAAGAGGGAGTTTGTCATTTTACTTCAACAGGGCGGGAATTTCTTCGTTGTTCTCGTTGGTCGAAGCGGTTGCGGAAGCCGCGGTGTCGGCTTGGTTCATGTCCTTGGATTCATAAATAATGAAATCCGGAGCATTTTCGCTGGTCTTGTTCTTGTTGGCAAAAACAATCACTTTGTTTTTTACTTCCTGTCCCATGTCGTCTAGGCTTTTGATGACACCAGTCAGGTAGTTCTGGTTCTTGCCTTGCTTCTTCCAAAGAGCTCCGCGCTCGCGGTTCTTCCATTCGGATTCCTTAGTATTATTACTCATATTATCGTAATGTTTTTTGTTTGCTAGTGTTGTGTAAAATTCTATCTTCTATAAGAAGTATAACGTCTTGGTTCAGTTTGTCAAGCCAAATCGGAGATACTCTTGTGAATTGGGGGCGCTTTTCTTCGCATACCTTAAGGGCAACCTTTTGGGTTGATGTTCTGTTTATTACATTGATTGACATAGTATATAGTCCACTATTGTTTGAATTTGTTTTGAAAAAATTTTTTCGTTCACGAGAATTGAAGTTTTATCTCCAAATCGGGCCATCATCATCGTCTTCGTTACTTTTCTGGCACATGGTCCACAAAGCGATACCGGACGCAAGTAAAATAAAAAATAAATACATTAGTCTATGATCCCTAAGATTTTAACTACTTCGCGCTTAGGAATGTCATCCCAACTTTCCCAGTCGGCAACTTTTTCGTTTTGATATTGTTTATTTTTCCATAGACCTCGTAAAATATCTTTAAAGGTAGAAAAATCTTCCTCTCCAAGATCTACTTTTTCCATCAATAAGTTAATAGGGGACAGCTTGTCTGGTCGCTTAGGCTCTTGGGTCGCAGGAGGGACAGTATTACTTTGAGAGCTGTCTATCTCGTCGGCCCCTACAATATGAACATTTAAAAAATTGCGAACACAGCGCACGAAAGCGCGATTAGCCGCTATAGTTTCTAGAAATTTTTGAGCAAAGCTACTAGTATTTTCGGTTGTTGCGTTTGCAATGTCCTCAAATGCTACTCGACTATTAAAATAATCCTCGTCCCCCTCTTTAAGGGAGTAATACATGCCTGACTCAAAATTTGGTATCCAATGTATGCGACACTTCACTGCGACATGATCTTTCTCGCATTTAATAACTTCATAACGAACTCCATCAAACCCTCGCAACTTAGCTAGTTCTTTAATACCTGACAGTTTGATAAGTAATTGGTGATCAGCTAACCCTTCTGAGGAACGAGGCATTGGTTCTCCACGCGATTCAAACCACCCTTTATTTGGGTAAAGATGCTTTGGGTCAATCATGGCGCGCCAGTCCACTGAACTGTCGTCGTTGAATGTATAGTCTACCCCTTCAAGAAGCCCATCTTCGTTTCGCTTGTATGTCATATATTGTTAAAGAGTCTGTAGTGATCTAATTCTTTCCAAAAGTCTTCTGTATCATACACTACTTCGGGCTCTCCTGTCAAGACATTTTTTTGTTTTTTTGCCTCAAGGCATGAGTACCTTTGTCCGTCACTAAGTAAAATTTTGCCAGACAAGAACTTTGTGTTTTTGTTAAATTTATTTAAAGACTCATCAAGGTCTTTTTTAGACTTAAAAATACTCTCTTCTATATCAAAATCAAATAAGTTAAACCTAAAATCACTTAACCTCGCTTTATCTTCGCAAAAAATCTCTGATTTAATTCCTAGAGCCACCACTGATTTTAGGTACTCTTCTGAAAAAGAATCATTAATGTTAACTGTAAGTTGAACAATGTTTTGTTTAAAATATTTTAATAAATTTAAATTAATAGGTCGATCTACTAACAGGTTAACTGTTCTTCCTTGAAGCCAGTGTACAATACGTTCTTCGTCAAAATGATAATCGGCACGCAAGTTGATTGCTCTACCTTGTAAAAAATCAGGAGGCGAAATATGGTCCGGGATAACTTCAACTACTTTAATTGGATAATGATCCCCTATGTAAATAGTTTCGTCGGCGATGGGGTGGTCAATTTTAAGTTTTTCTAAAATCAAAGCAGCAATCTTTTCTGGCTTAATAAAATTAATAGTTTTAGGATTTTCTTCTATACCGTAAGAAGGAAGGTTGCCGCACCGGTCGCTCTCTAATGAAGAATGAGACTTGCCCCAAAGAGGGGCTGTACAGGCAGCAGGGTAAGCGGAATAAAGTCCCAAACTAGGAACCCCAAAAGCCGCCGCATAGTGAGCTGAAAGATTATCTCCTGAAACGACCAAAAGAGAATTTTTAATAAGATAAGCCTCTTGTTTTTTTGTCAGACTAATAAAAGGTTGGGTTCCGGCAACAATTTCACTTTCTGAATTATTGAAAGCGTATATTTTGATATTAGCCTTTTTAAGGCTGCTATTAATATAGGCTAACACGTCAGGAAAAACCTCATAAATGTTGCTGGGGTATTTATTGCGTAAATCCAATATAATATATTCTTCGTCCCGAAGAGGAAAATACGACGAAGCGGCAGCCGGGTGGGATATTTTTACGCCACAATTTATACTGTATTTTTCTAGAACATTCATGCTAAGTCAAATTGAAGCTTGTCTCGACCATGGCGGGTATAATTTAAAGCTCGTTTAGTTTCAAGCCAAGGCAGAAAAGCCATATCAAACAAACCCTTTTCATCTGCCTTTCCTTCAAAATATAAACAATCATCCATTTCGTTATAAAACTCACACAGCTTATAGACATCAGTGCTTTCGTCCACTAACGGAAAATGTTTTCTTTGAGTGAAGAAATATATGTCATGATCCGGGTAAAGTTGTTTGAGGGACTTAATAACACTTAAGCTCATAAAGACATCTTCCTCGTGGTCCGGCATCACATAGGCAATTCTTTTATTGGGGCGACTAGAATCTATCTCTTCTTTTAAAGATTTTTTAAAAAGATCGGCGTTTTCTTTTTTAGCTGTTTGGACAAAGAAATTTAAAATGTCGGCTCTAGCTTTACCTTTAACAAATTCGTTCATCCAATACTTGTAACCATTATCTGTTTCGTCTATATCCATGCGCAGCATGTTTTTATAAAGGCCTAAAAGCCATTTTGAATTGTTGGGTTCCTCCGGAGGCTGATAGTCTGGGTTTCTTTTTTCAAGCTTCACGGCTTGCAAGTCAATTTCGCTCCAGTCTATCAGGGGCAACTCGTCGAACAAGTCTTCAAAAAATTTACCTACTACCTCAATAGAGTAATTATCAATTACAAATTGTCGAGCCTCTTTCCCTTTGGCTGCGCGCTCTGCGGGGCTCATTTTATAAACTCGAACAAGTTGCTCAAAAATAGAACGAGCAGAAGTGGAAGCTTTAATAAATTGGGTGCCGGGCTCCCGATATTCGGCCCACTCCAAAGGAAATCCCCCGCTATCAGGGGTACAGCAGTCTTCTCCGCAAGAGTAATTAGTGACCAAAGTAATCAACTCTGATAACTTCGCTTCTTGGATAGGGATTTCTTGCCCTCCGCTAGTAAAAGGGTGGCAATAAACGTCCATTAAATTATAGACCTCATTCAACTGTTTTTCTGAAACACCGACTTTAATATTGGTTGTATGCAGGGAACCTTTTGTGTTGCATCCAGCACAGTCTTGTGCTTGGCCGTTATGGCTGCGCACAAAATACTGATGACATTTGCCGCATATATAAGTGGTAACAATATCGTCTTTATCTAATTGCTTTTCTTTGATTAAGGTAGGTATGTCCCATCCTTCGGCCCAATGGGTGTGTAGTAAAAGTTTAGGACTAGATTCTGGATGGGCTGCTTTAAATGTTTTAAAGCCTTCTAGGAGATTGGGAACGCTTTTTCGAAGCTGGTTTCTGAACACAAAGCCAATCACAAAATTTTTAGAAAGCCCATGATCCTCCCTTAGGCGCTCGCGCTCCTTGTCGTCTATTTTAAAAAAATGATTAGTCTCAAGAGAGCCTCTCACTGTTTTGATGTGCTTATGCCCTACCCTCTCGAGTTCGCGCTGGGCAAATGACGCCCATACAAAATAATGTTTTATTTTAGGTGCAGCTTGGATAGATTCGGGCAAAAGAGGGACGCTGTCTAAAGTGGTATGAATCATGCAATGCATTTTGTTCCACCATGGACGCGAAGTAAATCCACTAAAGGCCCAAATATCCTCTATGCCTAAATAAACATCAGGTTTCTCTTCCTCAATTATTTCATTAATTAATTCGTGCCCGTAACCTGCGTTGCGCTGCCTATTCGGGTCTTTGCCAATCTCCATTAAAAGTTTTTGGTTAGAAGGAAGGGTGCCAATAGCTTTCCAAGGCATATTGGAGACTTGGTCTTTATGCTTCGCATTAGAAGCCTCTACTATTTCATATTTGCCAGTACGGTGCAAATACTTTAAAAGATTTTTCTTGTGTTTGCCAAACCCTGTAAACGCCTTGCAGTGGTTGCTGTGAATCAGGATTTTCTTTTTTCTTTCAGCCATAAAAGTTAGGGATTATAAAAAAACACACCCACAATTCAACTTGTAGGTGCGCTTAAATGGAACGATATATAATTATTTGGAATAATCAAACAACTGTTCAGGGGCTTTAATACCTCCTATAATAGTGTAAACCACAAGCCCCTTTTTAGGAGTATGGTAAATGCCGCGGTGGACTGTCGAACCAGACCCCAAAAGACGACTAAGCTGCTCAAAGCCATGTTCTAGGCTCTCCTGCGCCGTATTGTCGAGGGTCTTGCGATCTCCGATTACAACGCATGCGGCTACATCTCCTGTGGATACTTCAATGTTCGCCAGAATATTCTTCTTAAGGTTGTCACGAACTGCATAACTGATATCGGTTTCCTCTATACCGTCGTCCCCTTTTGAAACAGGGACTGCCCCAAAAGAGATAATGCCTGATGAAAAAATAGTATCCAAGTCTGCTTTGTCAAAAGCTGTATATTGGGAATCTTGGCATGCTATTTTATTAAATAAATGAAATAAAGAGCAGATACTTGTATTAGCGGTACTCCAAAACTGATTGACTGACAATTTAGGATAAATTTGTTTGATACGCTCGTTATCTAAAATGACAAGGGGGGATAAAGTGCCCGCTTGAGACTGTTTGATTAGTATGTCTGCTGTTTGTTTGGCGTTTTGTTGTACGCGCGAGCCCTCTGCTCGAGTAGGAAGAGCTACTACAGCACCTACGCGAGCATCAGCATCAGAGGATTCTATGTTATAGCTTTGGCAAAGATCATGCACTATTTCTACTGCAACAGGACCTCCCCCGGCTCCCGTTCCGCCACCTGCACCAATGCACACCAAAGCTCTATCGAACCCACCTTTGAAAGTACGCTTTAAAAAATCAAGGATATCTTCCCGGTTCTCTTGAAAAATATCTTCAGCTACCTTACGATCTTTTCCGGCCCCTTCTCCCCCTATTAGAAGCTTATTTTCTCGAGGAACCTTGATTGATTTTAGGTCTTGGGCAGCGGTATTGATAACCGCTACACGCCTATATCCTAGCTTCCAGAATGTCTCTGCTAACCGAGAGCCTCCTTGACCCACCCCTACGACTGCAAATTTATAAGCTGAATCAAACTTATCCTCTATATTAGCCTCTGGAGGCCCTTCTGAGGGCAGCGGAATATCAGGGATATCTACCCCTAGGTCATCATCTGAAAACGCCTCAGCCTCAAAGCTGGCCTCGTCTGTGGCCTCGTCTGTGGCCTCGTCTATAAACTCTTCTTGGGGAGAGGGCGAAAGCTCGTCTACACCATCTGGTAAATTTTCTAGGTTGCTCATGTTTTTTTTATTTTCTTCTTCCATGTATTCCCTTAAGTTGGGCATTGTAATTTACACTTAAAACGGAGCATCATCATCCTCTTCTTCCTCTACTGGTGGCTTTTTAGGCTTGGGGGCAGAGGTTTTCTTGGGGGATGGGCGATGGCCGTCAGCGGTGTTATCCGAGCTAGAAAACTCTCTATTTTGAAACAAAACATCAAAATATTTATAGATTAATCGCTTGATAGCCTCTACTTCTCCGGGCTCTAGCGGTAATCTAAAAGTTTGATTCCCGTTTCGTGTCACTGAAAAGCCAAAGGCCGGAACCACAAAAGAGTCGTCGCCATCCTTGTTTTTAACAGTACGTTTCTTATCCCATGGCGCAAGCTTGATGATGGTTTTGTTATCGTTAAAAGAATGAAACGCATTCCATGAATAACGCCCTTCAAAGGCTGACAGCATTTCACCAAGCTCAAACTCGTTTAGCTTAAAGCTAATATTTTTATCAGGATCTTCTCTGTTCTGAACAAATGAACCAGTCTTTGTCTTGTCGTTCCAACTATGTTGCTGGATAGCGTTCACATAAAAAGTAACGTCTTTTTTGGTGGATATTTGAAAGTTAAAAGCGTTGCCGGTTTTCTTTGCGTTGGGCTTATAAATAGCTACATTCATTGTGTCAGATTATAGTATAAAGCACACCTTATTCAACAAAAAAGCCACACTAAAAGTGTGGCTAAAATGAAAACAAATTTTTTATACAAAAACAGGTTAAGGGCCGGTGGGACCACCTACATTGCCAGAAGATCCGTCTCCTGCAGGGCCAGTAGCATCACTAGGGCCAGTAGCATCACTAGGGCCAGTAGCATCAGGGCTCTGGTAATCACTACCATCTCCCACGGAAGAGCCAGCTTCACCAGCAGAGCCAGCTTCATGGAAAGCAGCTACATCTTTTTTGATGTTTTCTAGGGTGGGTTCATCGGCGCTATCCACAAGCTCACCTGCGCGAGCTACGCACGCATCACGAATAACATTTAGACACTCGCCCAAGGTCACTCGATTGATTAGCAAGTTTGCAAAATCAGTCTTCAGTTCCCCGACTGTGCCTGTTCCTACGTTCCCGCTAGAAGATGCGGGTCCGGTCGCTTCAGTACTTAAGTTCGAACTCATATAAAAATAGTATAGAGAAAAGAAAGAATGTCAAGTAAAAATTATATAATACCTAGAATATCTCCTTGGCGCACATCATCCCAACTAGCTGTACCTTTACTTTTTTTACGACGCTCAAATTGACTATTACAAACAGCCGCGCGCTGCTTGGGGTCCTTGAATTCCGCGTTCATCATCTCGTCACTCATACAACGAGATATAAACTTATCGCGAGGTTCGTCAGTTCGCTTTGTTGGCAGTGGCATTACTGAATGTAATACCAAATAGTACCAACTGTAGCCCCGCTAACAGCCCCTGTCACCAAAAAGGGATTATTGGAAAAATTAACGTTTCCGGGTACACAAGCCACACCGTTAGCTGTAAAATTAGCGGTAGCAGCGACAATATAAATATTTCTTTTTGTGACGACTCCAAAACCATCGGTATTAGAGCCCGGGTCAGCAATAGTTGTCGCACTGTTAACTTGACATGGTGTAGTGTTAGCTGCCATGATTAATGTCTATGACTAGGGAGGGGGCGTGGTGCCGCAGCTGCCGCATCTCTATCGTCACTTATGATAGGGCCACTAGTTTCTCCGGCTGCACCGCTTGAATCTGGGCCTGTTGCGTCAGGAGCCGGACCAGTAGAGCCACTGCCATCTCCTACACAAGAACCTGAATCTGGGCCTGTTGCGTCTGGACTATCAACCGGACCTGTGGCCTCGGGTCCAGAAGGTGAATTACCACTTGTTCCTGCAGACATAATTAACCTTCCTTGGGTGCTTCAGCGCCCTTTTTGGCCTCAGATGTAACCCCTTGGCGTAAAAATACTACCATCAATGCTGCGAAAACGGCCTGTATTGTAACCGTCAGATCGACCTCTCCAGCGAAATATGCGCCGAGAGCCGTCAAAACCGCTGCGCCAGCGGTAAAATAAGTCTTTTTGCCTTTTAGAGCTTCCATAATTAATAATATTATACACTCTAAATCAAAATTTTACATCAATTTTGTCCTGCTTTTTATTATAGCGGACCGAATAGTTTTTTATGTGAGGGTTTTTAATAAATTTTAAAGAAAGTTTGTCGGTAATCTTATTTTGAACTACTCTCTTGATGAGGCGAGCGCCAAAAGACGAATCCCCAATATCATTTACAATAAAATCCTCAATATTCGAATCAAAGTCTAAATTAATGCCACTTTTGGTGGCGTTCTCCACAAGATGTTGAAGTTCGTGGCGAACAATAGCCTTCAGGCTGGAATCAGACAGGTCTTTGAAAAAGATAATATCATCAAATCGATTGATAAGTTCAAGAGGCAAAACTTTTTTAAGCTCTTGGCGAGCGTCACTTACGCGGCTTTGCGCGGTAGAATCTGCAAAACCAAGAGATTCTTTTTGCATAAGTTTCTGAGAGCCAATATTACCAGTAATAATAATGATGCTATTTCGAAAGTTGGCGTCTCTTCCTTGTGAATCGTGAAGGCGCCCCTCCTCGAGGATTTGAAGTAAAATTTGGTGCACTTTGGGGTGAGCTTTTTCTATCTCATCAAAAAGAACCACTGAATTTGGGTTCTGAGAAATTTTTTCTACTAAAACGCCCCCTTGGTCAAAGCCCACATACCCGGGACTAGAGCCTATCAGCTTAGACACACTAGCACTTTCAGAAAACTCAGACATGTCAAGGTGAATAAAATTATTTTTATTTTTAAAAAAATATTTGGCCAGACATTTTGCAACATAGGTTTTGCCAACGCCGGTAGGGCCAAGAAACATTAGGTTACCAATGGGGCGCGCGGTGTCTCGAAGCCCGCTTTTATGTCGTAAAAGACAACGTGAAATAGAGCTAATAGCTTCTGGCTGTCCAACTACCAGTTTTTTAAGCTGATTTTCAAGACCGATATATTTTTGAGACACAGATTGTCCAAAATCGTGAGCTGGAATACCTGTTTTGCGGGAAAGTATTTCAAAAAGATCGCGTTTTGAAACCTTGTACCTTTTATGAGATAGTTGGTCGCTCCATTTGGCGGCATCAGACTTAATCTTTTCAAAAAGCATATTCTGTCCTTCTTCAGAATTTTTGTTTTCTGTCAGATTGGAAATAAACTTCGCCTCAAGGTCTCGTAGGGATCGTGGTTTTTTAATTTTTTTTATCTTAACATGGCTGCATATAAGATCAAGTAAATCAATAGCCTTGTCGGGGAACTGGCTCTGTGGTAAAAACTCCTCCGCATAGTTAACTATATCCTGCAATATCTCAGAAGTGATTGAAACATAGTGAAAAGATTCGTAAATTTTCTTTTTTTGGTCTAAAATCTTTAAAGTTTCCTCTTTGGTTGGTTCTTCGACTATGACTTGGTCAAAGCGACGGTGCAGGGCTTTGTCTTTGAAAAGTTTTTTACGATATTCGGTGTAAGTAGTGGCCCCGATTACTGTAATGTCTCCACTAGACAGAGCAGGTTTAAGGATATTGGCAGCATCTAAAGACCCTTCAGCGTCTCCGGCCCCAATAAGAGTATGAATCTCGTCGATAAATAAAATCACATTTGAATGCTTGGCCTCTTCTATAATTTTATTCAAACGATCCTCAAACTCTCCTCGGTATTTAGTTCCAGCTACAATAGTATTTAAATCTAAACTAAAAATAATTTTATTTTGCAAAAACAAAGGTGCTTCACCGCTCACAATGCGCTGAACTAAACCCTCAACAATAGAAGTTTTTCCAACACCTGCCTCTCCCAACAAGATAACGCTATTTTTTTTACGGCGATTTAAAATATCTTCCACCTTTGCGGTTTCTTCCTCTCTGCCGAAAACGGGATCAGTTTTACCTTGAAGTGTTTTTTCGGTTAAATTATTAGCATATTTTTCTAAGACTTTAAAGTCTGATTTCCCTTCTGTAAAGGGCGATGGCGCCCCTGTAGAAGAGGGGGCTGTAGGAAGCTGAGCGTCTGAAAGATAAGTAACGATCTCCGTAAAAAGCTCTGTAGTGTTAAAAGAAAATAAAGCATGAAGCTTAGAGGGCCATTTCTCGAAATTATCTAAAATAGATAAAAAAATGTGATCCACGCTTACCCAAGGATGGCCAAATTCAGATGCTATTTCGGTAGACTGTTTTAAAATAGATACTATAAGGGGAGAGAGCTTTATCTCAACAGGTTCAACCTTATGATTGGGAAGCGTAGATAATATTTCATTATACAAAACATGTCGTAATTGATCTAAATCAAGCCCAAGATCAATTGCAATACTAAGAGACTTAGCTTGTTTAAGGTCAAAAAAAGCAGCGAATAAATGGGGCAACAAAATCTCATCATGCCGAAAAGCTAGCGCAATACGCTTTGTTGCCTGAAGCAACTTTTGTGATCGAGGGGTAAAATTAATATCTTCTGTAATCATTTTATATCTGACAGTTTCATGTAAATACGTCCATCTAAAACATTCATATCGTCTACAAAAACAATATCTTCTGATTTCTTTCCTACAATAGTGACAATATTGTCTTTTTCGGGTGCCCCTTTACCTTCTAAATATTTTTCCAGCTTGGGGTCAAAAAACATACAATCAATACGCCCAAGTTCATCTGCCATTGTAAGACGAATGTAACGGTTGTTGTTTCTGCTAACCAAACGCCGACTACAATCTTTTACTACTCCTACAAATTTTACACCTTCGTTGGTATCTGTAGAACACACTTCGTAACAATTCATTAAATTGCCGGTTTCGTTCTTGAAGACATCTCGGAGCGTATGAGTGTAAGAATAGCCTAATAGTTGGTTTTCAAAATACCAATTAGCAAATTTTTCAAAACTTTTATTCTTATCGTATATGTGTTTGTAGGGTCTGTATTTTTTAAGAAAGGTTTGGGTGCGGCTCTCTTTCATGATTGGTTTGTTGTCGTCCCCTACGCCTTTGTTTTTGAGGACCTCTGTGCCCAATATGTTTAAAACATCATAATTATATTTAGGTCCAAGAGCTATGAAATTTCTTTTTTCTCTATCAGTTAAAATATTAAATGCTTGAGCTTCAAGCGCCATGCGGCTGCGGCTATTGCCGAAAGAGCTAAGTGCTCCGGCCTGTATTAGCGATGACAACACCCCTATGTTAATTTTGGCGTCTTTAGCGGCTAGAAAAACATCAAACTTATTAGAAATCTCCGAAGCTCTAAAGTCAACAATGGACTGTAAGCTTTTTTCGCTAACACCTTTAATACAATTAAGCCCATAACGAATATCTTTGCCTTCTACTGTAAAGTCCATTTCTGATTTTGCCAAATCGGGAGGTAGGAGCTTCATGTTAAAGTAGTTTAACTCTCGAGCTATTCTGTTGACTTGGTCAAAAGGATCAGCCTCGTGTTTCGCCATTTTAAGCAAAGCAATATAAAAATATTGAGGATAATTGAACTTTAGATAAGTTGTCCATGCGGAAAGGATGGCATAACTAATAGAATGAGATTTGTTAAAAGAATAATTAGCGCTATCTTCTGCTACCTGCCATAGGACATCAGCGATCTCTGTTCCGCGAAGGCCTGTCCATGCGTTCGTTAAACGGTTTTCTTCTACCTTCTGGTGAATCTTGGACTGCCATTCGGGCATCTGGTCCACTTTCTTTTTTCCAACAATGCGGCGCAATTGCTCAGCTTCATCCAACGTAAACCCTACTTTCACCGCCATTTGCATGAGTTGCTCTTGATAAAGAGGAATACCTCCGGTAGAGTCTAGAATATCAGCAAATTCAGGATGAACTAGATCTGGGGTACCTGTGCGAATATAGTTGGCGTACTGATCTTTGAATTCGAGAGCGCCCGGTCTCGCTATAGCGATCACAGCCGAAACTTCCTCTAGGTTGCGAGGTTTAATTTTTTTGCAAACACCAAAATTGGTATCCGCCTCAATTTGAAAAAGCCCTTGTGGGCATTCAAGGTTTTGTAGATGCTTGTAGAGCTTTTTTTGGCTCAGGTCGATGCTCTCTAAGTTTATTTGAGCAAGGCGTGACGCCTCTTTTAGAACGGTTAAAGTTTTCAAGCCTAATATGTCAAACTTAACTGTAAGCTCAGAAATCCAATTCATGTCATAACAAGAGGTCAGCTCTCCTTCTTTAGTTTTTTGGAGCGGGCAAATATCAGTTAAACGGTCATGGGAAATTGCAATACCTGACGCATGAATACCTGTGTTCTTAATAAGGCCTTCTAGTTTGCGAGCTATCTCGTAAACTTTGATGTTTTCCTCGCACCACTCGTCGAAAAGCTCACTTTCTTGGCGCGCCTCAGACAAAGGGGAAACCTTACCAAATTTAACAGGAATCAAATCGCTTAACTCGTTAACCTCTTGCTCTGTGTAAAGACCAACAATTTTGCCGGTCTCCTTGATGCAAAGCTTACCGCTTAAGCTAACCAAATTTAAAATTCGGCATGTACGAGAAGGGTGTTTACGTTTGATGTATTCAATCACCTCGCTTCGTCGATCATAAGCGATATCATTGTCAACATCAGCCAATAAAGATCCGTCAAGATAAGTTATACCGTCTTTCTCTATTTTGCGAGCACGGCTTTTAGAAACAAATCTCTCGAAGAAAAGATTGTACTTAATCGGATCTACTTTTGTAACCTTGAGCAAATAAAGTATTAGGGAACCTGCGGCTGATCCGCGGCCGGGACCAGTCGGTATATCATGTTCGTGACAATAGTTTAAAATATCCCAATTAAGCAAAATATAATCAATAAATCCGAGCTCGTCTAATATTTTCAGCTCTTCTCCTGCTCTGTCGTAATATCGATCTTTGTTGGGGTATTTATTGATGCCCATCTCTTTAATACTCTCCCAACAAAGCTTCTTTAGGAATCTTAGATTATCGACTTCTTCGTCGAGACCAAGTTTTTTGTAAAACTTTTTATCGATTTTAATCTTAGGGAGAAGAACCCCAGCTGGGGCACACTTATCGTATTTGGTAAACTTATCTGCAAACATTATATTTCGACCTCCCATATGAGTTTGTTAAAAATTTTAAATGTCATTCCGATATCGTAACGAGCGTCATGGAGCTTACTTTCGTCAAATTTAATATCATAGTCTTTAAGTAATTGTTTTTGGTTAGTTTTTAGCCCTCTTTTGCGAAACTCATTCAGCTTATATTGCCAATTAATCAATGGTTCGCTTTTGCTTTTTTTAATTTTTTCTTTGGCGGCTTTCGCGATGCAGTTTGTATCGATAATTCTGTCTACGTAGGAGAAGTCTGACTTGAGTTTGAGTAATTTACGATAAATATTGTGGATATAAACATCAAACCCTAATAAATTATGGCCAAGAACCAAATAAGAAGGGTCGTAAAGATATTTTTCAAATTCCTGAAGGATGGCTGCTGCATCTGTAGCATTTTTTTCATAATGGCGACGATTAAAACGGCAAATCTTGGCTGCTTCGGGGCTAATGTTTAAAACAGGCCACTTAATTAATCGATCAAAACTTTTTATGAGCTTCTTCCCTTGGAAAATGCCATACCCTAATTGCCATGGCTTATTGTCTGAGTTCAAAAGATTTAGATGGCACGTCTCAAAATCAAAACACAAATACTTTTGGTTTTTTTTAAATCGTAACAGATTATCATTCATGGTTTTCTTCGGTTTTGGGTTTAGGTAAAAACAATTCTTCCCCTTCTTTTATATCACATGTTGCTACAAAATTGCAAGTAAATAATTTTTTTTCTATCTTATGGTTAATGTTAGGTGAGGGGGAGCGCCGATAAAACATACCGTACCCAAGCACTAAAACTGGACGGGTAGCATGAAAAGGCAAGATGCCTCCATGTTCATCGCAAAAATCCTTCCAATCTGAGCGCAACTCTGGCCATGGGAAAGCGCACTTTAAAAGCTCTTTGTCACAGTCCTCCCATTTGTTATTTTCCAGAAGGAGAAGCCCGCTTTCTTCCACGCCCTCCCCTTTCTTAATATCTTCTACGCAGAAAACCCCACGGCAACCATCCACAGTTTTAACTTGTATCTTTGGTGATAAAAAAAGTTTGTCTTTCATTTTTTTAATTTAAATTGATGGGCTAGGGTTTTAATATTATTCACATTTACTTTGCCTTGGTGAATCATGCGGTGGTGGTTGGGGCATACGACGGTCATGTTACTATCTTCGTCTGTCCCTCCTTTTGAGCGAGGCACAATATGGTGCACATCGCACGTGGCTTCTTGCCAGCCACAAATAAAACAAGAGAGTGTGCCGTACTTGTCTCTTATTTTTTTGCTAAGGTGGTAGCGATACTTCCCTCTATCTCTATCCTTTTTTGCGCGGGAGATATACATGTGTCTGCGGCAAGAGGTGCTACAGTATTTAGCGTGGGAGCATTTAGATTTAAATGAGCCCCCGCATATGGTGCAAGTTAGGTCTAAGCTCTTTCTTTTCGTATTATTGTGGTAGCCGCTACAAGCACGGCTACAGAAAAGAGCCTGTCCTCTGTTGTGGTCAGAACGCCGCACTGTTATTGCTGTGCCGCAATTTTTGCATTTTTTCTTTAATGTGGGTGTATGGTCTTTCATATAGATGGAGCCACCTCTTGGATTCGAACCAAGGCGCTTCCGATTACAAATCGGATGCTCTGCCGGACTGAGCTAAGGTGGCGACTATTTCCATTTACAGTAACTAGGGTTCTCTGCTCTTTTGCGGCGCATGTATTCTCTTTTTTGTGCACGGCGTTTTTCTTTGTCTTTTATATCGTACTTTTTTTGAGCTCGAAGCCGAGCTTTTTTCCCTTTGGGGGTCTTGTTATATCGTTGTTGAGGGGTGTCGTCCATCTTACCATACCCATACCATATAATCCTCTTCGCAGGGAGACGGAAGAATATCGTATTGTTTCTTTTTCATTATGAATTTAATAAATTTATAGGAATGTTATAACAGTCTGCTTTAAAGGTAAAATTGTTAGCAGGATCAACCTCTCCTTTACGGTGGAAAACTGCTTGATTGTAAAAGTCACGCTTACTAATCTTTCCGAGATACCACGCTTCTTTAAGAGTGTGGAGAACGCTTACAAAAGCATATTCATCACAGTCTTGTCTTGTGTTGAAGTCTGCGACCGAACATTCGTAGTAAGCTTTAGGCGCAACCGTACGCTCTTTGGTTTTGACATCGACCTTCGTACCTTGGTAAACAATATCATAATCATAGGTATCTTTAATTTCCCCGTTGAGAACATTTTTAGCAACCTCTTCGCCTATGTATGCCACCAAGCTGCCCATACCTTGACGGATAGAATTATTTAGCAAAGGAAGCTTTGCTGCTCGGTCTTTTACTCGTTCAAGAGCGTTGTCACTGATTATAAATTTTTTCATTTTTCTAAAAAGCTCTCCATACAAAACTCTTGGCTGCCGCAATGGTCCAAATTCGGTCGAGTTAAGTCTGACTTGCGACCGCTAAAGCTACGATTGCAGATAATTTTGAAAGTCTGGTAAGCTGCAAAATCTTTTCTATTTTTATAATAAATAGTTTTCGCTTCTTCTGTTTCATATGTGTGCGCTTTAGCATATTCTTCTACAACTGCGCGCAGTAAATGGTCAAAGGGAAGCTTATTGTTCTCTAGGAAAAACAGCGGTTTGCAAAAACTAAAATCAGGAATAAATTCACTGAAAGAAAAATTATTGTGATATAAAAACGAATCATAGAAAGGAATCGCCATCAATAAATTGTTTGTCCAGTGCTCTTTTAAGTCTTTGAATGTTAGCCGTTGGCTGTAGTCACAAAAAGCTGATGAATGTATCTTATAAAGCTTTTTGCATCCGTGGTCATTCTTGGCAAACACGATGACTTTATGGTTTTTTTTGTTGTCATCGCTATGGGAGTTACAAACATTTAAACGCAACCCAAACACAAGTTGTATATTATGCTCTTCGCACCTTTTCTTCGATTCGAGAAAACCGTGAAAATTATCTTCCACAAGCACTAGTTTGTCAAGGTTGTTATCAAGGGCAATTTGTATTACGCTGTCCGAGCTTCCCTCTTTGAGGCGAGAGGGGTCATTGACGGTTAGTATAGACTTACCTATGCTGTAATGCGTTTTAAATAAAGGTACCATACTATCTGAGTATAGCCTATTACATGGGCATGTCAAGATAATTCCACCGAGGGCACCCTGCGTAATGTAGTTTTTTAATAGAAAAGTTTTTTTTCTTATTTTTGAGGAGTACGCTGTAGTTATCTGGAAATTCTGTACTTACCAGATTATCGTTCTCATCAAAAAGGCCATAGTAATCAAAGGGAAATTTGTAAGTACAGTGCCACATGGGGCTACCGTCTTTCTTGGGTTGACCTCTGTATTTTGCTCTCCCACAAGCAATAGGGCCACCAAAGCTGCCGTCTTTGGGGTTTGGTTTATCTGCGGCATAAGAGCCGATAGCGCAATTATAATTAAATTTTGTTAAATATGTTTGGGCTTGTGTTAATTCGATTTCAAACTCATCCAACTTTTTGTTAGAAATTTTACGCATCTTCATAATGCCTTCAGGTTTATCGCCTTTTTCCAAATCAAATTTTAAAAAAACAAACTCGCTATTACGGTTTTTAATATCTGGAAAAAGGTATTTAACAGCGAGGCTGTAAATATAGTCTTGCAGGTTTTTTTTCTTATCTTCCCCTTTGAAGACCTGTTTGCTTGTTTTAAAGTCTCTGATCAAAGCAGAGCTTTTTTTATCGTATATAAACAACTTATCTATAAAGCCTTTAATATAATAATCTTTTGCTCCTTCGTTGACATGCATGTCAAACTCATACTCTGAAAAGGACTGGGCTGGTTTACCGTTTTTCTTACCTAAAAAATCGTAGCGCACCCCTGCTGCAATCATATCTTTAATAAGACTCATGTTCTCTTCGTCGTCTACATTAAGTGCCTGAGCAGTGGACAGTATGAGCCTTTTAATAGAAGGGATAACAAACGGATCATTGCTTTTTAGAATAGAGTCATAGTAGTGCCTTCTCGAGGGCTTTCCGAGACATTCAAAAATTAGGTGGCAAACAGTGCCTCTGGAAGCACCATCGTTAGACTTGTCTGGTAAACGCTGGTGGTATTTGCACCAATAAAGCCAAGAACACATCTTAACCGTTTTGAGGCGGCTAGCTGATAGGTAAACAGGTTTTCTTTTAGACATTGGGTTGTTCTAGTAGATTTTTAAGAAAATTTATTTTTTTCTTTCTTTCTGTTTTATTTTTTACGATATTCATTCCCTCTTTGCTTTTAAGGATAGAGTATATTTTAGATATTTGCTTCTCTTTGTTTAAGGGTTTTTTATACCATGCCTCTGTAAAATTTACACCTTCTTGCTGCATATCTCCAAAGTCATTTCCTACTGGAAGATTGATGCGGAGTTTATTGATGTCAAAATAATTTAAAAGCTTAACGAAAATTTTAATAGCTGCATGAAGCCCCGCTTTAGACTCGTCATTATTGGTAGCAATAATGATTTGGTTCAATTCTTGGGATAGCAAAAAAGAAATCTGCTTTGAGCTTAGGTCAAGTCCTCCTACTACAAGATGGTTCAGGAAGCCGTTCTCTGTTAATGCCAAACTATCCCCAATGCTTTCGACAACGATAATTTCTCTGCGTTCTTGAATGCATTCTAAAAAAGGGCAGAAATCCGCTGGCCCAGTAATGCATATAGGATAAAGCCAATTAGATTTGCGCCCTACATGCTTCCACTTGGGAAACTCTGATTCGCTGTTCCACCGCAAATGGCGCCCTGTGAAGCCAATGATTTGAGAAGGATCGTTTTCATCAAAAACAGGAAAAACAAATCTGCCGTTCAGCTTACCAGCGGTAGCCAAACCACCTTTGTAGAGCTTTAATGTTAAATTTGAGATTTCTTTATCGTTATAGAATTTAAAATGAGGCAATAATTTGGATAAATACTCCAATGAATAGGTTTCGTCCATTTGTATTTTAACTTTTTGATCTTGTTTTTCAAAGGCAGAGGGCGATTTGACGTCGCCAGAAGGCTGAATATAGCGAGACAGTATTTTTTTATCCTTAGTTCCTAAGGTTTTCTCTATAAGTGCCTGAAAGGGCAAAAAAGAAGTGTCGTCAACATAGTCGCGCCAAACCCCAGAGTCTTTATATATTTGGACCGCAGTAAAGTTATCTCCATTGCGCCATAGCGCATTGGTTTGCCAGTAGGGTCCGCGATCACGTAGTTTAAACCCTAGTTCAATTAAGATTTCTTTAATGTCTTCGGTTTCCATTAGCGTAAAAGCTCCGGAATAAAATCATCAGCAACGTTTTCATCGGCGTCAAGCTCGCCGTTAACATCTAGAGCTCTCACTAAATCCACCATGTCGCCACGTTCTTCCACGTTAAAACCATCCATTTGTAGGTTAATCGCATTTTTGCGCAAAGAACCATCTGGCATTCTGACTGGGTTAATGGCTCTCATATATTCGGCGCCAAGGTGACGAGACTTCACATTAATCAATTTATGAGTACCAAAATTCGGCTCATTGGCTGTTTCGTCTAAAGTCTTTTGTCTTAAAATAAACATATGAGAACAAAATTGAGTAATGCGATCAGAAAGAGATACGATACTTTCGTCATCAACAACATCCTGTGCTTGTCTATTGTTGACTATTCCAGATCGATTGCTTTGTACCGAAGTAATCATAGGGATAACGGGACCACCGTCAGAAAGAATTTCTTTTTGAATAGTTTTTTTAAACTTGTCTACCATCTCCCCAACGATTTGCCATTCTGACTTCGCTCCATTGTTCTCGAAGGTGGTTTTAATGTAATCAAACGAAAAAATCAAGGGATTCCCTCTGCCTATTTTGGAATAGTAAAAGCGTCGTAAGGTTGCTGTCATGTTATCCACGCTCATCCCTCCCACATTATAATAATAAAACTTAATATTTTTTACCGTTTTCCAAACGGCGCGAACCTTGTTCACAATTTCTTCTCCGGCTTGTCTCCATTGGCCTGTCTCTAGTAGGTTAGCTGACACGCCACTTAAAGCCGAACATTGGCGCACAATAAGCTCTTCTTTTGACATTTCACCATTATCAAAATGCAAAACAGGAACTCCGTACTGAGAAGACACTTTGGTACAAAAGTCCATACAAAAACGCGTCTTCCCGACCCCTGAGCGAGCCACCACGACCGTTATATTGCCCGGACGCAATAGGGAGCCATAAAGATCATTGACGCGCTTGTAAGGGCTCATAAGGCCAAACTCCGTAACGGGGTTATTGCCTCTAACCTCTATCCATTCCTCCATCTCGTCAGAGATATTAACGGGGCTACTAGGGCCAGCATCAAAAAAATTAATTTTCTCGTTAAAGGTGTTGTCTGCGCTTTCTATGATGTCATTGTATGAGGTGCAAGGAGACATTTTGCGCATAGAGTCCGCCACTCTTTTTGCGCCATCAAAGATTTCGCGTCTAACGGTATATTTTTTAAGCTCTTGGGCTATTTTTTCTACATTGTTTGGAGAAACTTTGCGCAAGGCTAAAGAGCGAATATAATCAGAAATTTTAATATCATTTGGAAAGCTGATATTAAGGGCGTCCACACGCTGGGACAAAAGCACTTCGTCCATCTGCTCTGCGTTTTCTAGCGCTTGCCTAAGCACATAAAAAATAGTTTTATTTATAGAGTTCTCGTCTGCACAAAAATCATTCTCATCAATAAAGCTAGCAATATTGCCGTACTTCTCAGGGTGTTTGATAAGCGCGGAAAGAAGATGTTGTTCAAGCTCTAGTGAAAATATCATACCAATACTACTGTAGCGTTACAACCAAACAAAGTCAAGAACTATTTCCAGACTCTTAGGCTGTCACTATCTTCGTGAAAGGTGCTAATTTCAATAAACTCAACGGGACCATCCACAGCAATTAGTTGATGGGGGTCGTTGCGCTCTACCTCAAAAGTTTCCCCTTTTTGTACGATATAAGTAATAACTTCACCTGTGACAGTATTAATCATGTCAACTTGCAGTGTACCAGAAAGAATATAAAAAGTTTCGTGCTTTTTTACATGGTAGTGCATTGATGAACGATGCCCTTCGTTAATATGAAGAATTTTGCCACAATAATTTTCTTTTTTATTGTTAACAAGCCACTTTTCGTGTCCCCACTCTTTGTCTATAATTGGCACAGATGTCGAACTCATGTTTTATGAAGGAGGTTGGTCTTCGGAGAGCGCTTTTTCGCCCAGTTCCATGTCGTCAAGGAATTTTTCCAATGCTTTTCGTAGCCCCATTTCCACAATCTGGGAGCCAATTTTACACTGAATAAGGGGGCGTCCATCTTGTGTGACATAGGCTAAAATAAAACCCCCGTCATCGCCGTCCCCCGTAAACTCAAATAGTTTGTCTAAAAAGCTATTAGGAATAGTAAACTCCTCTAGGGGGCGGTCAGGTAAGTCTTCGTACATATCCATATATGTTTACACTATTTCTTTATACAGAGAGGCAAAATCAAGATTGCCTTCGTGAACCTCAAGTAATCTAATACCATTCAGGTCACAAAAGGATAGTTTGTCGTCGTCTCTTTTTAATTGATTTAAATAATTTATTTTATTTCCTTTATGAAAGAATTTATTGTATTTTGTGTGCTGGCTTCCTTGTACTTCTATAGCTATATCCTTCGTCGCATTATAAAAATCCAATGTTAGGCGTGTTC